ATTGAAAGCAAAGCGATTGATTAGCCTTTGATTGTGAATGGCTGGTATCGTAGGGGATTAGCCTTATCTGCCTGTATTGGGGAGATATTGAGGTCTGAATGCGGTTTGTTGGCTGGTAGGTGGGTATATGCAGGGAATAAGGGGTTATGAATGCTGGGGGAGGGGGGCCGAAAAATCGTGACAAGAACTAAAAAAAATCGTGACATTTGCTTAAAATAAATAAATGGCAAAGAAAGATAAGATTTGTATAGTTTGCGGGGAAGGATTTAAGGGAACCGAAAAAGCTGAGGTTTGTGGGGCTACCTGCCGGAAAAAATTACAACGATTAAAAGCAGCCGGGAAAAAACCAGAATATACGTTGGTTGGCGGCAAAAATTCAAAGGTCTCTTTTAAGCCGATAGAGGAACCCCAAAGTAAGGCTTTTAAAAAACAGACAAGCACCATTTACGACACTCATGAAATAGCTGCCGAGGGTAAAGATGAACCACCAAAGACAACCAAACCTATTGATAGGATGAATAATACATTTTGGAACGAATTACGAAGAAAGAAATTGGGGTTAAAATAAAAAAGCCGCCCGACCAAAAGATCAGCGGCGTTTCAGGTACATCCACTATACCCTATGCTATGAAAAATCGAAATTGAGACGTTTTAAAAAAATGGGGCCGAAAGAGAGGTCAATCAGCCCGTCCAAAAGATAGTAAGTAAACTAAAAACGACTGTTACTTATCGTTTTGACAAATGTTAGAAATAAAGTTTCCCGGCTATGTATTGAAATACTACCGGGGTTTGTTAACGAACCATGTTTAATAAAGACACAAACGATTGACCACTATAAAAGTTATTTTTTAGGTTTAGCAACGGTCACGGTATCCAATGAAACATTTCTAAATATATTTCCCAATATCCGAAGGTACAATTGTTTTACTTCCTCGCTTTGGTCTGTACTTAAACTTCTACCCACCCACGGAATTACAAACCTATTAAGGCTATCCACGTTTTTCTGCAATTCTGAAACAGGGATTCTTATCAAGTACGTTGGTGGAAGGGAATCACTAACTGGCTTTTTACTTTGGGCCTTAGCTGGCTGACAGGTGAATAAAAGAATTACGCATATCACAGCTAAAATAAAATAGGTGGAGGCTCCTTTGGATGTTGTGGGTTGTATCATTGTAATGGTTTGAATTTAGAAATTACTCCTTTTATATTTTTACATTTAAACTTTATTGGCAACGTGTCTATTGGTGTACCCAATGTCCTAAAGTCAATAATTAATAATGATGAATCATTTTCCGGTGTGATTAGTTCGTTAGTTGCTATTACGGAATCTCTAACAAATCCGGGGTCTTGCGAAGGTATATGTTGAAAAATAGATAGTGTTGAATCGGCAAATGGGATCCCCGGCGTACCATCCCCAAACATAGTATATATTTTTTTTGATTTGAATCTACCATATTCTGATTTATTCTTACAAGTTGTTAGTCTTATGGTATCCCTATTGGAGTAGTAAGTAGTATCCCCAATGTCTGATATCATTACTGTACGCAATCTACCCTCCTTTATAATATAGTTCATTAAACTTTTTATAGCTGTTGTTGAATCACAGTTTAATGATAGTTTGTTTTCTGGATCAAACATTCTGATGCGAATTAATGAATCAGCATAGTAAGTTACGCTTTCCATTGATTGTTCCTGTAATATGAGAACACCATCATCCTTATGAATACTTTCTTCATGTGTTGACTTATCATTGCATCCAATCAAAATCAAAAGGCATATAGCCAGCAGTAGTTTCATGGTTTATTTTTTATGCACTAAGTAAATTAAATACCCGATAGCCGAAAAAGCCAACACCGGAACTAAAACGAATATGACCGCAATAATGTCAAGGATCAGGTTCATGGTTTATTGTTTTGATTCGTGTTTAGCGATTACTTTTTCAGCCCATTCTATTGTTTCTGGGCTTGGTGTTCCGTCAAACATTTCCGGGTGTTCAATCAGCAATGCAGGTACTCCGGCCATCTCACATAGTTTCTTTAACGCTTTTATTTCAGCATCTCTTGATTGATGGCCGAAGGTTGCGCCTTGTATAAAAGCTGCACCCGATAAAGAATTGTCCCGGTTTTTACCTATGGTGTTGTTTGGATTATACGGGTAAAGCTCCTTTGCCTTGTCTTGTAGTTGTTGGGGTGTCATTGTTTAATTTTTAATATAGCCCAATTACCTTCCATGCTATTAGATTTCATTAGTGATTGGAATGATTCGAGGGCGGTGTCGCAGCATACTTTTGATGTTACTGGTACGGTATAATCCGTATAGCAATTCCATTCATCATCATAATCGACAATCTTACGGGCCTGTTCTTCCGTAATTCCATTGGTGACGAACAGGAATGAGTAGTCGCCGGGTGGGAGTTGGATGTCTATAATACTCTTAAACGACGGCTTACCTTCATAGAATACAAGGTCTACGTGATCTGATATTTGGAATCCGTTTGCACCTTCAGGCACTTTCACTCCTACAAAACCGGGGAGTAGGGGGATGGGGGTCATGGTTTATTGGGGTTAGTTGTTGTGTTTTCGAGTACAGATGTAAATATTCCTTCAACTTCAGACCAATCAATTTCTCCATACGCCTGTTGCATTATAAAATAAACATTGCTACTTTTTATTTCATTCATAGCTTTGGCAACTTTGATAGCAAACTCATAGACGGGACTATCAATTTGTTTTAAAATATTTATTGCAAATTTTTCTACTTCTCTATAAGTCTGGTCGCCACAAATCACAACTGATTGCCCATGCACAAACTCGGCTGTATTTGGAGGATAAAATATTAGCTTCATGGTTTACGTATTAATATGTAATGCTGTTTTATATACTCCAATATACCGTACGACGTTTCATCCTCATTCGCTTCATAAATTTTTGACCATATAGCATCCTGTTCATCGGCGGGTGATGGCTGAGCGGCGAGTCGTTCACGCATCCACAAAGCACCATTAATAAAAGACTCCTTTAGCATTTTTGTAATTCGCCCTTGTCTTCCGTTTTGTTGCCAGAACCTTGCTAATACCTCTGCCATTAAATCTTTGTCGCTTCCATCTTGAATCGTTGTTTCCCCTTCTGCTGATGCAGTAGATGGTTTGGCGGGTTGTAAGTATGCCGCACCTTCTTCTGGTTGTTCGTCAATGGTATTAATATTATCTGTCATGATTCGGGTACTTTATTGTGTTTTAAATATTCTGCTCTAGCAGCAATAGCGTCTTCCTTTATTTTAAACTTGCCGACAATATTACATTTTACTTTCAGCCAATTATTTTCAATGATCTATTTATGTGTTGTTAAAAATTAGTATGCAGCGGGGACGCTGGATTGCTTGGGTTACTAACCCACTCGCTATCTTCATCACTATCTCCGTGATCGCTGTTAGAAATCCATATCCCCAATACTAATCCTAATGCAAACGTGATTATTGGAATCAATATTTCAGACATACTCTTTACTATTTAATAAATTTAAAAATAAGCCGGTCTTTTTCATCCGGCCTGCGTACCGCTTAATGGACACTATTGCCCTTCTTGGGGCTTTGTCATGCGTTAATCTCTTGCATCTTCAATTCTTTGGGTCAGCGGGTCAAATACTTGTTGCTGTATGTATTTGTATTTTCTTTCGCCGACCTTTTTTAGCATTATGTCTCCGTGACGAATCTGACAGGGCATATCTGACAAATCAATGTCTGTATGCTCATTTGTCCACTGCTCTTTGCCGTCCATCCATGCCGATTCAAGCAGGTGTTTGATTGATGCTCCGCCATCGCCGATAGTTACATAAACTTCACCGCCTTTTGTTTCTACATTGGCATCCCCAACGATAACGTGAGCATGGTCTGAAAATTCGCCTCTGGCGATAATTCTTTTTTTTCTTTCTTGAAAGTTCATTTTATTTAATTTTTTATGATTCCGAAAATGGTTTAAAATCATTTAATGTCATGCCGAATGTACTTGCTTTTGCCTCAAAGCAGGTTTTAGACTTTTGATTTGGTGGATAAAGATGATACAGTCTTTTTGTAGATGGACAAAATACTTCTAAAAGAAGTACATTATTGCCCTTTTCGTTGTATTTAAAAAGACGCATATTGTTTCCTTGATTATCCACTTCTTCATTAATAACTTTTGCATCAAATAAGGATAGATATTTCTCTAATCCTATTTTTTCTCTTAAAACACGAAGGCTTTCAAGATTGGTTACCGCATGAAGAAAAGATTTATCAATTATACCATATAATCGTGGTGGCAAATTATTACATAAACTATTTTCTAACTCGCCCGACACCTCAAACCATTCTCCGAATAAATTCGCCAAATAAACTCCGTATCCGTATCCGTATCCGTATCCGTTTCCGTTTCCGTTTCCGTTTCCGTTTCCGTTTCCGTTTCCGTTTCCGTTTCCGTTTCCGTATCCGTATCCGTATCCGTATCCGTTTCCGTTTCCGTTTCCGTTTCCGTTTCCGTTTCCGTTTCCGTTTCCGTTTCCGTTTCCGTATCCGTCTCCGTATCCGTATCCGTTTCCGTTTCCGTTTCCGTTTCCGTTTCCGTTTCCGTTTCCGTTTCCGTTTCCGTTTCCGTATCCGTCTCCGTTTCCGTATCCGTATCCGTTTCCGTCTCCGTATCCGTTTCCGTTTCCGTTTCCGTTTCCGTTTCCGTTTCCGTTTCCGTATCCGTCATACTTTAGCAGTAGTACGTTTTGATATTTCATTTCCGGGCAAATTAGATTCTTTAGAGACAAGAATTATTTCGATAGCCTGAGTTAAAATTATTTCATCAACAGGAACAGATATTTTACTTCCGCTTAAAGTAACGCCCTTCATAGCTATCTCTGATAAAGACAAAGCCCCTTGCCAACTCCATAATCTTCTTGCTTTACTAAGCCTTACATTTTGTCCCTCCATCTCTTCAAGAGTCCCAAAATGGACTCCTGCTGAATATGTTCTTATTAATACAAATTTTCCTTTCATGGTTTATTTTTTTTAATTAATGATATCTTTTATCTATCCTTGTTATTTTAACAACGGAAGTAATTCTATTTCCATCAAAAACAAATCTCCCGTCTTTAAAATCAATTACAAATTGCTCTATTAACTGAGCTAAGAACTTTCCATTTTTATCTGCCTTTTGCATGGCGTTCTGATAATGTTCATGTTTAATCTTATATCCTTTTATTTCCCGCTTCATGTAGCAACGTTACAACGTATTTACGAAACCACCAAATATTTCTCGATATTTATTTTAAAAAAAAGCGTCCTCTTTCGTTACTGATTACGTACTTCAAACATTCAAGTTAAAAATTTGAGGACGCTTTTGCCGCCGGCAGTTATTTACATCCCACGGTAGCCACTAGGAGTTATTGATCCCAATACTGGGAACGATTTTTTGAAAACTTAGGTTCTTTGTATGTCTTTGGAATACCACTGACTGATTTTACTTTCTTTTTTCTTGGTGGGTCAGGAGTATCAACTATGTTAAACTTATCGTATGCTTTGCCGTAAAGATGTCTCCACGTTTCTTTTATCTTTTCTCTTTCGGAAGCTCCTTTGTGTGATTTTTGAATAACCACCTGACCATCCTTATATGCAGTTATTGTCCCACTCATTTCTTCAATGTTACTTTAATAAATCCCTCCGAAGTGAAAGGGGTGCAGATAAAATCATCTCCCAATAATCTTTTCAAGTAAGCAATTCTGTCAGCCATAAGTATGGGTGGTGCGTCAATGTGATAACCTACCAATACATTCCCCTCTTTCCTTGTTTCAATTATTGAGGATGGGTATATGTGATAATTATTCAGCAACTTCTTTATGCCTTCAAGGGTTTTATGTTCGGTGGTGCTCATTTTCCGATTAGCTTTACGGAATTGTACCACTTGCAGAAGTCAACAAGTTTTATCCATGAACTTGCAATGTGTAGCTGGTTTTCAAATATGCCAAAGAAGTTTTTAACTCCGAAACTAACAACAAAGTTTTTTTCTTCTGCCAATAGCCTCCTTTGTGTTTCGGTCATGTTGGCTAAGTTTTCCAGCATCCGGTTATAGGCTCCGATCAATAAATTCCAATCCTGATGAAATCCTATTTGTTGGGTGTTAAATTCAGTCCAGCCGGTATCTGTTTCCCTTTCAAAGGGGAAAGTATTGGGAACCCGATAAACGTAAACCTTATCGCTTTTAAATCCTAACGCTTGGCATATTTCATCATTGCCGGTGATTATTTCTGTTTCTGTCATTGCTGGTTGTATTTATGTGTTTGGAAATTGACGGATTTGTAATGCCAATGGGAACTCATCAATGTTTCCGCCGTGCCTATCAGACATTCCTAGTTTTTTTGAAAGATAGGTTCCCATTTGTTTAATAAAAATACTAACCGACCTTGAACTAATATTATCATCATAGAACTGGTAAGACTTTACGATATATTCAATCCATTCAAGTTCGCATGGCCGATATCTATATTTCCCGGTTTCATTACCAGACTCTCCGCCTATTATAATCCAATCAACATCTGCAACAAATCTTTCTGTTATTCTTTCATGCAACGGTTCAAAACTGATGAACTTTATCTTCCCCTTTACTTTTTCAAGGGCATCAATTCTGCTAACTGCTTTCTGACTTCCAACGCTGGTTCCTAACCAAACATTATCCCATCCATCACCCCAATCTTCTGGCAAATGTTCCATTATTCTTTCCGGTCTTTTTGTCAATATCTGAAAAGTATGATGTGGGCATTTACGGATTATATCCCATGCTTCGTTTCTATAACTATCAATTGATTCATGAAAGAAGTCAGTCAAAGAGCAAGTGAATATTTTAGATGGCTCTTTTATCTTCAATGGGAGATTAAATACTGTTTTTGTTCTCACCACTTCATACGGGTCATACCGGGTCTTATCAAAGCTATCCCGGTACATATAGCAGAACTTACAATCCTCATCAACCTTTGTGCAACCACGGGCTATATTCCAAGTTACATCTGTCCATTGTATAGCACTTTCTTTTCCCATATTTTAGTTTTTATTTCCTACTACTGAAACACGCTGTTTACAGCTTCGTATCACAACACATATATTTTTAAAACATCCCCGTTTTTACCGGCCAGTCGGAATTAACCCGCCGGTTGCGGGGTATTCAATTCTCAAAGTTGATTAGTGAAACATATTCGTTTGTTGCAGGTACGGGGCTATTCTTTTTTCTGCTATATCACAATACTCTTTGCTTATTTCGCTACCTATCCAGTTTCTTCCCTGAAGATGGGCCATCTTTGCTGTTGTGCCACTTCCCATAAAAGGATCATAAACTAAATCTCCTTTGTTACTCCATGAATGAATATGATCGGCTGCGAGCTGCTCTGGAAATATAGCCGGGTGTTTTAATGCTTCTACATCTTTTGTTTGCTTTCCTGCACCGCCAGTTCCGTAAAGCCATACATTATATCTTGAAGAATAATCATTGAGAACACCTTTATCTTTTTTATATTTTATGTCCCCGTTCTTTTGTCGTTCATGCCCTCTTACTGTGTGTCCAGCCCATTTATTTTTTCTGTCCCTTAAACAATTAAATGTTTTTGGCTTTCCTTTTGAAAAAACAAACATAAATTCAAACACCTGTGAGTAGCGGTTGGTTTCTGGAAACGCTATACTGTCCTTCATGTAAATCATCGTATCATGAAGCCTGAACCCTTCCTGCATAAACCATAACGCATGACGAAATGATGTTCCGCTCTCACTCCCTTCCACAACCTGATCGCCAACAATCCAAACAACTACGCCTCCATCCTTTGTTACTCTGAATAGTTCTGCTGCCATTTTATGAAAATCAAAAAAATAACCTTTGTAATCCCTTATATCATCGTAAGGAGGCGAAGCAACCGTTAAGTCAACAAATTCATCAGGCATATTTCCCATTGTAACTAAATTATCTTCGTTATATATCCTATTTACTTCAATCATGGGAACAATCCTATTTGTTTGGTTAATTCAATTAGTTACCAGTTATCGTTTCCGGGTTCAATGTTTTTTCTTACCATTCTTCCCAATCCCAATTCATAAGCGCATCCGTAATCTTCACACGCGGGATGTCCGTCACATTTATCGCATGGGATAAATTCAGGTTCATCATAATCATCAAGGAAATCCCGTTGATATTTTTCTTTACAATCTTCGCAGAATAGATTATCGCCCATTACCGGGCCTCCGCATTTACCGCAAGTCATAAAAGTGAAAGTTGTTTTAAGTGTCTATGTTGGTTATCGGTAAGGACATTGATAGTTGCAATTTCCTTCTGCACATATTCCTGCATCTTTTTTATTCCCTCCCGGTTATATTCAGTTCTGTTTAATCTGTAATCTACCCACACTACTGGCTGTTCATAACGAGACTTGCCTTCTTTGTGTGTTCTGGAAACTTCCACCCCAAATGGCTGCTCTACCATCCGGCTTATTTCTCTGGCACAATTTGTCAACCCAATGGTCTCAAAACAGTTCTTTACGTTCAGAACCCGACCGTCTAATAGTGCTTTGCATAGAGCCGCCTTCGCTGTCATATTGTTAATTTTATTAATTTCAAAATATCTCTACAATCAAATTAGACCCGCTTTTTAGACCCAAATTTCAAGTCACATTAAAGAGTGGGGTTACCCTACGTCCCACCCCTTCGATCTTCCAGATTTGCCTATCCCCATCATCCGGTACGGCGTTTTCAAGATTTAGATCAATTCCCTATCGTGGCTTTCCAAAGTAAGGTTATCCAATAAATATTTCATTCCCGTATTCTCTCCAATCAAAGAACTCACTATTAACTTCTTTCTTTTTTCTGTTATTGTATTTATTAAAAGTCGGCAACCCCTTTTCTGCTAAAAAATCGTAAACATATTTAATCGGTACATGAAGGGTAGCTGCCAACTCTGCAACGGTTTTGGTTTTATAAAGCCTGAGTATTTTATCCTTCTCTCTGTCTGATAATTGGCGGCTCATAGCAACGTTCCTATTGTGTAAATAATCTTTGCCGCCTGAAGTTTAAAAGCAACGTCTTTGTCCGGGAATAATTCGTGAACGTACTTTTTCATTTTTGTTTTTTCTTCTGGTTCTAGCTTTTCAATAGGCGGCAATGATTTATACTTTTCCATAAAAAGGTTTTGGGGGATTGTTAAACTACACAGTACGGGTAAAACGGATTCCCCTTTTTCATGGAACATGGCTATGTAAAACTGTCTCATTTCTTCGCATGGGTTCATTGGTAATGCCTTTTTCTTTCTTCTTTCAACTCTCTTATTTCATCGTTTTTGGCCTGAAGTTTTGTAGTGTACGCTGCAAGGTGTTCATCAAATGCAGTCATCCTGCTTCCAATTCGTTGCGGGTCGCCCATTGATTTATACTCCAAATGTTTTTCATCCCTGAGCCTTGCGCCTTCTTCCCACCTTTCGTCACGGTACTTACCAAACAGGTTCATAAACTTTGGCAAATCCATGCTCTCGTAAAGTTCTCCATAACGACCTCTCGTTAATCCCTGAAGAAATAAAATCAAATCCTCAAACGAAAGGTTATCGTCATTTGCGGTATCAACAATTTCCTCGGCCAAATCCATTATCTGAGCAGGAGCTAACCCTCTTTTAAGGTTCATGTTTTCAATAGCTAATGTCAATCCAGCGGTCACAACATCCAGCGTATCGTCATAGTTATTTTTAGCCAGTTCTGGTAATCTGCAAGACGACGGTATATCGAAAAGTGCCGGAAAGTTTGGTGACCCGTTTGGAGCTTTGTACGCTCTCAAAAGAGTATTAATTTCCTGTTTGTTGCCTTTGCGCACGGCGTCTATCACGCTCGGCTTGTACACCTGCACGGAGGTCTGTTGGTTGATTTCCGGCTGTTCCTGATTGCTTTCCATTGATCGGGTTTTTGATGTTGTTGTAAAATTCCTGAATGTTGTTTGCGATGCTTTTTATCGGTTTATTTGTCCAAAATGGTTCCCGGTTTACCTGATCTGCGATTAGCTGCAAAGTGTTTAAAATTTTTATTTGGGTTTCGGTTTCTTCAACCCGTTTCAGATGATGCTGCTTTGCGATAAACCAAAGTATTTTTCCCATTCCGTCACAATCCTTTTCTCGGTCTTGCGTGTATGTCGGAAACGTTTCGTACCAAATTTTGCACATTTGCGGAATGATATATTTTTCTTCCCCCAAACCCCCATCTTTAGGACTGTTACCATTACCATTTCCTAGACCGTTACCTTGACCATTACCATTACTAGACTGTACATGGGAACCCTTTAAGGGTTCCTCTAAGGGGGCTTCTTTTTTAATAATTTTTTGACAATTGTCAATAAGTCCGTATTTAGTCAAAGTGTTAATAAAATTTTTATGCGCCTTATTATTTATCTGCAATCCCCCCGGATATTGGTGTTCTATAAAGTCCGGAAAAAAAAATTTCATGCCGCCCAAATTCACAGCTTTCCCGTTTTTTGTAAATGCTTCTTCAAATTCTTTTTGCGTAACATCAAATCCAATAAACATACTCGCCGCCTGCATATCCATATTCCAAATTCCAGCCCCGTCGCAATCACAAATAATGAAACTGTAAAGGCTTTTTAATTTACCGGGAAGTGATCTCACAAAAGGGCTTTTGTAGTAGTTTGTGTCAAGAAATCTGTTAGCCATTATATTATTTGTTCATTTTGTTTAAAATAGGACGTAAATGCCGTATGAGTATTTTTTCTTTTTCTATATAATCTTCAGTTTCTAAAGTTTTAGTATAAACCCAAACATCTTCTCCTGATAATCGAGTAAAGCATTTCCTATATGGATGCCTTAAATTCATTACCCTATCTCGTACATTCTTTGAAGAACCTATGTATAATAAAGTTTCTTTAGGAGTAGAAAGATATTTTTTAAATACAAAAACACCGTAAACGCCACAAGCTCTAGGAGGGCCAAATAAGCAGGCTTTTAGATTTAAGAAATCATGTATTAATTTTCTTATAGAAGGGTCTTTTTCCATTCTTTATATTGAATTGCGGTAACAAAAAAATCCCCACCGGAGTAAACCAGCGGGGGCGCAAATAACATTAAATACTTCTTAATATGGAAAATTGACGAGAGCCGCCAACGATGTAAAAATAATAAGTTTGAAGCATACTAAAAAATATTAATTGTTATTTGCACCACGAATGTAAAAACAATTTTCCGAAACTTCAAAGAACTTTTTTCTACACCATCCTCACCTAGTCCAAAAAGTTACCATTTGTCAAAGGATGTGTTGTGAAATAAAGCATCAAAATGGGGTGGTCAATTCGTTCCTTCGATAAAATGTTCCATTTGCTGCCGGGTACGTAGGTTCCCTGAAAAGAAAAGCCTCGTTCCTAATTCTATTGCCATATGGTTAGCTGTTTCCTCGTGCTTCCCCAAGTCTGAAATAAAGGAAGTGAAGGCTTGGTTTAGATCATCCATATTGCAATACTCCATTGCTCTTTGCTTGCACCATTGAAGGTGTTCTTGTCTTGTTGCCATGATTTATTTATTTACGGGTTTTATTTTTACCGGGGATGTACTTTTTTTCAGACAAGGTATCAGAAACTTCTTCTTTACTCCCATGAAGGGTAAGGCGTATAACCCGAACCATTTTTAGGGTATCATCCTGTATGTCTAAAAAGTTTGCGTTCATACCAGTTTCAAATAATTTCATTTGAGCCAGAATATTTTTCCAGCACTTAGCCTTTGAAGAAAGAACTTCGCTTGTTGCTAATGGCTCTCCATTTTTAGCTACATTGACTACCAGAAATCCGGTTTTGCTTTTCGTAATGTGTATCATGATTTATTGTTTAAGTGTTACTCCTAATGACTTGAAAGGAGGTTTTGGAAAGTTTTTAATTGTCTCGCCCAATGCCTGAAATATTTCTGCATCTCTTAGTGAATTTGTTTTAGCCTGATTTGCCGGATGTAGAAATCCATAGGAAATATCGGATAGTATTGCGTTGCAAGCATCTTCCCAACATTTTTTCATTTCATCCAAAGTAAAAAGTCTTTCTTCCGGCATTGTTTTTTTGAACTCTTCCCATGCTTCATTTTCAGAAATATTGGGAGTTCTTCCGGTTCTGAAACCTTCAGAGAATATTTGTTGAATTGTCATTTGGTTTTATTTTTAGAAAATCTTGCACTAAGTAAAGTTTTATTACCATCGTTAACCCAACAGGGACGGTTGATAAGTTTTGTTCCATACATAGTAAGGTCTTTAACAATCTTCATTTTTTGTACACGGATAGTGCTTTCTGATAGTCCTGTTTCGGCTATTATTTCACTAGTGCTTAAATCTTCAATGAATATCATGTAGAACATTTTCTTCCGTTCTGCCGGCATTGATTCGACTATGTCTATGATGGACGCTAATAGCTCAGTGTGTATTACCTTACTGTCGGCATACTCTTCTGAAATTGCTCCATTAGATAAGTGTTGTTTAATATCCGGGGGCATTGATGATACGTTTTGGTAGGGATAATTTGAATCACGCTTAATCATGCGTTGTCTCCTTATTCTTGTCGCCCCCCTTAATACGTCATTGCATTTATTTTGTACAAGTTTATATAGGTATGCCCCCACATCTAAAACACCGTTTTTTATTCCCTCTTTCCATACTTTAGCAAATACATCAGCAACCACATCTTCACAATACATTTCACCGATAAGTTTACGGGAAAAATATACCAGACGCTTATGGTATTTATTAAATAATATGTTGTATTCGCGTTCGTCCATAGCCATTCCTCTCCTTTTACATGGTGGTTGATTTGTTCATGTAATTTAAAACAGATTCTGGAAAATGTCTTCTTTCACTTTCTGCAAGGGATGGATAAACTAAGATAAGCCGGTCACGAATAGTTTCCCAACAACCCATCATTTCTCTTTCTTTCCATGTAGCTTTATCAAACATTGTATGAACGTCGGGAGCTAATTCAATCCAATTAAAAGGATGGGTTTTTACTGATGGACATTTAGTATCCCGCTTATCTAAAAGGTGGCAAATAGACATTATTGCATAGGCATAAATCCGTGTCTCAGTTTTTAGTCCTGTTTCGTTGCACCTGCCTGACATTTGCTTCATTCGTGCCTTGTACCATTTGATCAATTCCGTATCGTCACCCCCCAACCGTTCTTTCTCTGCCTTAATTTTAGCAGCCTTCTTGTCACTTATGGGCTTTAGCTTGTAGACTTTTTTTTGCTTTAATGGCCTGCCTGCATTGATGTGATTACGCCTATCGTCAAGGTAGCTCATGGTTATTTATTTTTATCCTCCGTCCCATTGATCTGAATGGAATAGTTCATAGTAACGGTAGTTAAGTTCCTTAAGTAAGTATAATAATTCTGATTTATTCAGCCATTTCAGTCCAATTTCTTTATCTATATTAACATCTTCAACCCCCGTGTCATACTTTTTTAGTATATCCTTTATTATCTTACAATCTTTTATTTTTGCTTTACTCATACTCCATCTTCCTCCTTAGTGTGGTTTATTTTTATTTCTACCTTATACATTTCAGATAAAGACTCAAAGTGTTTGCACTCTAACGACATATTCATTAGACCCTTTCTTTTTATTGCAGTAGAAAGATCATCAATGGCTTTGTTTAAATTAAACTCCATTTCAAGCCCATTAGAGAAATTAACCGTTATTGACAATGTATTTGTGTCTGTATTCATTGGTTTAGTTTTGATTTTGCTAGTTTTTTTGCAGAATCTGGAAAGTAATTATTTTTCGCCCAAAGTTCTACTACCTCATTTACCGATAATACTGGACGATTCATTAGTACCCATTCCTTTGCAGCTTCTTGGGTAGAAAAGGTTCTTTTCCCACTTCTACTCGTCCAATCCTTATCAGCATCAAAACATTCTATATTAAATTCTGTACTTACATTCCAATATTTATCTCCATCGTGAATGGTTTTTAAATCTTCCGTTATGAACAATACCTCCTTTACTGGTTCAGGCTTTTTTAAATGAGACAGGCTAAATAATACACCGTCATTCTTCCAATACATAGTTCCTTTATGAATTTCAAACTTAGTTATCTCTCCTTTGGTAGTATCATCACCAATAGTCCAAATAGAATTATCGCTTTTTCTTCGTACGGAATGAATGGAGTGCATATTACTCAAAAGCAAATCTTTTTCTTCTGCACTATACATTCCAAAAGTTACATCGGGGTTTCTGTGTAATATTATGGAATATGGCTTACATTCAAATGACAGAATTTCCCAATCTTTTTCTTCTTTTCTATTTTCCAGCCATCCTTCTATTTCATATTGCTCCGCTATCCAACTTAGAGGAATGGGCTGTTGATTTTCTCTCAAATACCTTTCTATTGCCTCTTTAATTTCTTTAAGCCTTAGTTCTTTGTGCCTCCACTCCGGCATTAATCCTATTGGTGGCCTGTTATCTGTTGTCATAACTTTTACTTTTGTGTGTGTGGGAGGGGTTAGTGTTTATGGGGTAATATTGTACCAATTCCGTTTATTAAACAATGTCCAGACCCACTTTTTTTAAAAACGTAAATTTTGTCATGTTTTTGAAAGTGCTGTTCCATGAACTCGTTACTACTTGTTGGCTGAGCAAGGAAACTTTTATCTCCTATTGCAGTTACTTTGAAAGAATATTTATTACCCATGTGCGGCTCAAACACTTGAATATAGTCTCCTACTTCCGGACATTTTTCATCCCAATCAACTACGTTCCATCCTTGTTCTTTTAGGGAAGGTAAACTCATTGGATGATTTGGTACGTTGGTGTTAGACTGATGCTTCATGATTTATTCGATTAGCAATTGAAAAGATAATGTTTTCTGGTCGTTGGGTTTTGGTCACATGGACACGGATTTGTTGCGCCTTCCCTGAAATGGGTATCTTCACTAATTCTCCATCCTGCCGTTGTTCCAGATGGTGAAACTCTATTAAATTCTTTTTCCACTTCTTCGGGAGTAAGATTGTTGTCAGCACAAACACTTGCCGTTAATAGACCAACTGAATAGGGAATAATTTTTTCCATAATTTTTACTTTTTTTAAATCTCCCTCTCTCCCATTTGTAAAAAAAATTAGAAAAGGTAACTATTTAAAATTATTTCTCTCACGGTTTTTGTTTTTTCACTCATATAACTCAAGCTTTCTCTTACTCCGTCTTGTGTAATATTTTGATACTACTTTATTAACTGGATTTTCATCTCCCTTCCACCCAATTCCAGTAGCCTCAAAAACCACGATTGTTCCCAAGTTTACGCCTATGTGGGTTTTTAAAACAGTGCAGTAACCATATACTTTATCAAGGAAAACAACATCACCCTCATTCAAGTCTTCAATATTGATTTTTTCGGCTTTCATTTTACCTTTTTAGGGTAGTTCATTTTATTTACCCCTATCGCTACCCTTACAAATGCTGCTTGTAAATTTGCGTCTTGATAATCAAGAAAATGCTCTCTCATTACTTGCTTAATGCAGTCATGAATAAACAACGTGTCTTTGCCAAAGACTTCTATCGCCTCATCAAAAACAGTGTCACGAATTTCCTTGTTATGTTTTTCTACCATTTCAGCAACTTGCTGAGGATGCTTTAGCTTTTTCATATTTCTCCTTTTTTGATTAGCGTTAATCGTGAGTTCCACCATGCGTATGTCCACCTTGGGTGACTTAATAGTTTTGCAGCGGCAACAATTACGAATGCTTCCCAAAACGCCTTTCTTTTGTAATATTTTTTCATTCCTCTATTTTTTTTGTTGTCTATGACAAATATAGGCGTTTCGGTGATACCGGCAAATATTTTCTTGAATTATTTTGAGATTTGGTGATACTGACATACTTTAGCGGCATGATTTCAAAAAGAACCAAGAAAAAGGTATTGGAAGGTAAATACATAAAAGTCAATCCGGACGTACTTGTTGAAATTAAAAAGCAGGTGGGTAAAAAAAAGTTCCCATCAGAAAACAACGCAATTAATGTAACCCTTGAAGAAAAATTTCTTCCAAAAGAAACTAAATAAAAAATTAATTATATGGAAAAAACTATTACTGCAAAAGAAATTCACGCAGACTTTTATGGAGCCGAAGAAAGATTGTATGTAGAGGCTATCGGACTATCAAAAGGAACATTAGTTAAAAATTCAAGCAAAGCTGACCGCCTTAAAAAAATAGGGTTTGGAAACGCAAAGCCAATCAAGGATGACATTGAACTTGAAAAGAAAAGGTCAGTTTCGGGTCACATGATTCATTGCATTGAATATTTCAGGACTTACTATCCTCAAAATAAGTTTATCACAGAAGCGGAAGTAAAAATACTTTGTGAAAAGTACGGCCTTCTTTTGGGAGATGCTTCAAGCTATATTGGAGATATGCCCGAAAAGAATTTGCAGGACATTGAACAATTCAAATTGAGAAAAGAAGATTGGAAAGAAAAAAGTTCATCACCTTGGTTTAGTTGGGCCGACTCTCCATCGCCGCAAGCAGGGCTTATAAACTTATTTAGGCCATCATCTCAGGCAGCAGACGAATATGGAACTTACCTTACAAAGCCACGGCAATCGGGTCGCACTCGTTTATACGATGATCTTCTTGCTAATTACATGATGGCAAAAGATGAAATGGCTATGCAATTAGGCATATCCCAATCCAGACAAGGAGTTATAGGGGTTGATCCATATAGGAAAGAGGATAAGCCTGAGCCAAAGAAAGAATACGAACAACCTGCTTTCAAAATCTGCGCTCCAAAAGAAGATTTTAATACAAGAGGCTATGAAATTCGTGATGGTTATCGTTTAGTTTATGACCCAATTGTTTTGCAGTCCGTATCAAAAGACGGCATTAATGGTTATTTATTAGTAACCGCATGGGGTGACGAAGCTACCGACGACGTAGTAAAAAATCCAGCAAGTAACTAAACATAAAAAGGCAACGGAAGGGAAAGGGGGTTTCTTTATGGGAGATGTAAAACTGCCAATTTTTATGACATTGAATAAGGCTAATCATAGACCAAAATATACATCTAACCCGCAAATATTACAATTATTAAATAAACAAACAATCATGGCCAAGAACAAAGAAATAACCCCGCAGGAAGCCCTAACAGCTATTGAATCTTTTACAACCCAAGAACAGTTATCAATAAAAGCAGCCATTGAAACTATTCTGGAAAATAAAAGCAAAAAGGCATCCGAAGAATTAAGCCTCATAAATGGGAATAAAAAATAATGACATGAAAATATTAATTATATTAATCGCTATTATTTTTGGTTCATGTTCAAAAGGACATGATAATCAGCCCAAAGACAATACAATTACAAACTCATACCTGCTAAATGGAACGTGGGTGTTGTCATCCAAAACAAGTAGCGTTCCTTATGATTGGGACGGGAATGGAAGTACCGAAACAGATGTTTTAGCAGTTATGTTCTCATGCCCAAGCGGGTATAAAGTATACTTCAATTACCCCTCAATGACAGGGAATGTAAACAAAACTTGTTCTATTGAAAGCAGTATTACGTGGAGTCTTTCTGATTATGGAAACACATTAAACTGGACAATTCCTAACGCCGGAACGATTACGGAAAAGATTGTTTCCATATCTTCGACCCAATTAAAAACGATAACCGAAACGCAGCCTCCAAACGCTACAATTATTACAATCACAAATATTTACACAAAAAAATGAGAATAATTCCAGAAGGAAGAAAAATATTAGTACTCCCAATTGAAGCAAAGGAAGAACAAGTTGAAAGCATAGTGATACCTGCTAGTGTAGCGGTGGCAAATTTATCTGATGCAGAAGTCATAGAGGTTTCCCCTGAGTTAGAAAAAAAGTACAAAAGGGGAGACATTATCTCTTATCCATCTAATGCAGGATTAGGGCAGCTTTATAATGGCAAATGGCATTTATGGCTCAGGGAAGAACTTGGTGAGATTTGGGCAATCGTTAAAGAAGATTAAAATATATGAACAACCCGCCGTTTAAACTTTTCAAATTCCCATCAAGGGGAAGGCCCGAAAGGTTTTTTAAAAGCCTTGATAGCCTAGTTGATAACATTTCAGATAGAGATCACTATCACATATCCTGTACGCTGGACAACGATGATCCTACAATGAACAATCCAGAAGTAATTGATCGGATAAATAAGTACTCAAATATTTCAATTGGGTGGGGGTTGTCTGAATCAAAAATTCATGCGATTAATAGATCAATGCCTGACATAGATTGGGATATACTTTTTTGCCATAGTGACGACATGATTTTTACACTATATGGATTTGACGTAAACGTGGGCAACGATATGATTAGTCATTTTCCGAACTTTGACGGCCTTTTACACTATCCGGATCAGGATGCGAAAGAAGCCTTAGCCACGATGTATATTGCGGGAAGAAAGTGGTGGGAATTAAGGGGGAAAAACATATACCACCCATCATATAAAAGCCTTTGGTGTGATAATGAAGAAATGATAGCATCCCAAAAAATGGGTAAGTACAAATATTGCGGTTATCAAATAAATGTACACCTAAACCCGGCTTATGGTCATTTAGTCAGAGACGAAATGTTTAACATTCAACAAGGACATTGGCCGGAAGATGAAGCTAACTTCCACGCAAGACAAGCAATAAACTTTGATTTACCATGAAAAAGTTTGAGACATTAGGCGGAGCATATAAATATGCCGAAAATAGTTCCAGAAAGCATAATGCATACCGATACGTAATTAAATGCCTAAGCGTTTGGTTTGTGAGAGATAGTTCTGATTTGGATGACGGTGAAATTTTAGAAGCAACATTTTGTAACGGAGAAAAAATATAGACATGAGTAATATTTTATTGAGCGTATTAATCCCAACAGTTGTTGGGAGAGAGCATAATCTTGAACTTCTTTTGGCCGAATTATATAGGCAGCGAGTTGCATTGCCTTTCCCAAACATAGTTCAATTTCAGATTAAGAAAGATGATAAATCAATGACAGTAGGGGAAAAAAGAAACTTACTATATCAGGAGTCAATTGGACTTTATTCATTTATGCCAGACGATGATGACGGAGTAGCGCCTGATTTTTTTGAAAAAGTATTAAAGGGCATTGAAGAAAACCCCGATTGCATAACATACTATGAACACGTAGATATTGATGGAGATATATCTAAATCAAATCATAGTATAAAATATTCTGGATGGCACGATAATCCCACATGGCCGGAAGGTTTTAAATACGCAAGAACACCCTACTTCAAGGATGTTATCAGGACAGAAATAGCAAAATCAGTAGAAGTGCCCGCTATAAGATGGAACGAGGACGAACAATGGGCTAACGCACTTCACCCGTTGCTTAAAAACGAATACCACATTGATGAATTTATGTATTTCTACAAACACATTTCCTCAAATCCAACCGAGCGTTACGGGCTTAATAAATAACAACAAATGGCAAATTTAGAAAAATCAGTAATTATTTCTTGTGGCATAAATGGATGGTATGCAAATGGGGTTCGCAGGCTTGAAAGAAGTTTAATATTTGAAGGGTGGGGCGGGTCAATACTTACATGGAAAGATGAGTATCCGCCAAATTCCCATAACCACAATGACATTCCTTATTATTTCAAGATAGCTGCATTTGATGAAGCATTGAGACATGGGTTTACTCAAATTATGTGGTGTGACGCAAGTTTTTGGAGCGTAAAAAATCCAACTCCTATATTTGACCTTATCGCCGAAAAGGGAGTTTATCTTTTCAGAAGTGGGTACAATTTGGCTCAGTCAGTAAATGATGTTGCATTAGAGGCAACAGGAATTAGCCGGGATGAAGCCGAAAACATACATGAGTATGCTTCCGGATGTGTAGCATTAAATTTTGACAATCCAGACGGGAAACATCTTTATGAAAAATGGAAAGAGTTAATGGAAGCAGGGCTAAGCAAAGGAAGCAGAAATCATGATGGACAAAGCAGTGATCCACGATTCCTTCATCATAGACAGGATCAAAGTTGTTTGTCACTAGCAGCGCACCTGCTTAATATTAAGCCGACACTCATGTATGATGCAGTAGCATATAAAGGAACTAATTACAATCCACAAGAGTTAATATTTTTTATAGAGGGAATGTAGTATGAAATCAGTTATCTCTACCACGTATGATGATCTTTATTTATTCAGTTTACCCATAGTTGTATGGTGCTGGAATAAATTGAATGTAGATGTGATTTGCTTTATACCAATTGAAAATCAGCCCTTGTTGTCAGCCAAATCAGCACTTATTGACAATACATTAAAAATAATAAACGCTGGCATTTCAATTCATAAATTTAATTGTCCTGAACACAAAGAAGCTACATACTCCCAATGTTCTCGTCTTTATGCTTCAGCATTAGATTTACCAGAAGATGAAATACTTATTACCTCTGATGTGGATATGTGTTTGTTTGTTAATCCTGCTAATGAGATACCAAAAGAGTACCCATACTTTTATGTATTTGGTTATGACTTAACTCCCGAAAATCAATACCCAATGTGTTATATATGGGCAAGACAAGCAACGTGGAAATCTGCATTTGGATGCAATACTACTTATCAACATAAGCTTGATACCTTGTTAAGTCATATTGAAGCAGAACATTTCAGGGGAAATTATTGGGGGAAAGATCAGGAAGAGGCATATAATATTATTAAACAAACAATGCCCATCCTAATACCCAGAGCCAGACCCGGAACGCAATTTTCGAGTAAAAGATATGATCGTGATGACGCATATTTACTTGACAGATTATCGCCAGATACAATTGATTTTCATTTACCTCGTCCCGGCTACGAAGAAAAGAACTTTGAAATAATAATGACCGTATTGAAATATCACTATCCGGATGAAAACTTTGATTGGCTTATTTCATATAGGGAACAATACATAAAGTTACTATGAATACATCTGATTTGGTTGAGTGGCAAATCCGCAGCCCAAAAAATGAAATGGTAATGTGTTGGTGGACGCATCCGTTACTTGAACTTATTGAAACATGGGATTGGAAAGATAAGACAATGCTTGAAACAGGAGCCGGACGAGGTACGGCGTGGCTAAGAGAAAGATGCAAATGGGTTGATAGTATAGAGGCTGATTTGGAATGGGCTGAACAAGTAAAAAAAGATTGTAACGGGTATGGATTGCATAATGGGAGAGTGTTTGCCGGTCAATTGCCTGATGGGATTCAAGAAAGAAAACAAGAATATTTTTATTTAATACCAAGCGACAAGCAATATGACATAATTTCCGTGGACGGTATTTGGAGATATGAAATGTTGCAATGGGCATTAGATCACTTTAAAGGAAGGGGTGGATTATTGATAGCGGACAACTGGCAGCAAGATTATGTTTGGATTTCACCACCCGCAGAAGAACTTATGAGAAACTACGAAATACATAAATTTGTCCAGCCAAATCACATCAATCATGAAGGAAGGCCGTGGCAAACTGTGTACTGGCAGATACCAAAATGAAATTGAATTTGATTTCTGATTCTCGGCGACAAGAAAAATATGATCCCTTAATATCGGAATTAAAGAGGCAGCGCATTACTGACTATGAAATTTGGCCCTGCGTAATGTACCCGGAAGTCGTTCGTTCCATAAACGCCTCACATAAAATGATTGTGAGAGATGCAAAAGAAAAAGGATTGAAAGAATGTTTGATCGGGGAGGACGACCTTCAATTTCCAAGTGAAAATGGCTGGAAATGGTTTTTAGAAAATAAGCCGGAAGTTTATGATATTTATGCAGCCGGTTCTTACATGAGTTTTAAAAGGCCGGAAAAACAGGGAGCATTGAAAGTTGACTGTATTGTAGGTTTTCATCTTTACATGATTCATGAAAGATACTACGATACATTTTTAGCCACGAAAGATACAGACCATATTGATTCTGCACAGAAAAGCGATTTGATGTTTGTTTGTTATCCATTTGCCGCTTTACAACGTCCCGGTTTCTCAGCAAATAACCGAGCGGAGGTCAATTACAATGTAGTTTTAATGCCAGAAGATATTTATCAATGAGTCCATTCATAACTTTTCGTGACAAAGATAAAAATGGGGAACTTCAATACTACGTCCTTCAAAGAGAACATCCTCACTATGTAGGGTGTATTTCAAGTCACCCGGTTGCGGGAGCCATTGCCCAATCGCCCGTTTCCGGATATTATCTTTGGGTGGTTATTCAAAGCACACTACGAGGAAACTTCATCCCCGCATACAACAATGTAGATAAAGATATGGCCGTGATTGCAGACAATATGGCTGCATGGTTTTGGGCCGAACGAATAGTATCCGATAAAAAAAAGTACAAGAAATTTAAAATAGAAAGCAATGTTTCAAAGCCCCCTGAACCAAGTAATAGTAAAGATTAAGCATAAGTACATCGGCAACTTTTCAAAGATAATGCGGATCGCTGCCATCCAAAATAACACCTCTATTGAGCCTGCCGATCTTGTTGCCATAACGGGAGAGGTTGTTTCTGTTCCCCTTGAAATAAGCACATGGAAGCGGGATTACATGGGATATTCGGCAGCCGATATTAACCCGGGAGATACGGCCATATTCTCGCATGAAGTCGTTTTTTCATTCAAAAGTACAGCCCCTGAGGAAGACCCAATATTTAAAAACTCATTTTGGTATAAAGATGCCGAATATTGGTTGTGCGACATTATCCGTCTATACGCAGTTGTCCGGGATGAAAAAATAAGGATGCAGAACGGGTATGTAATGCTTGAAAATCTAGAAAAGCCGCCAGTAATATACCTTCCGCAATCCACAAAAAAGAAAATAAATACAGCCTACGCTACGATTGCCCATGTCGGCAAGCCTCTAATCCACCAAAAACGAATAGACTGCGAAAGGGGGGATATTGTTTATTTCAACCCCAATATCTTGAGGATTTATCAGATTAATGATAAGCCATTCGGGATCATAAAACAGTCTCATGTGTTGGGGAAACGGGTAGCATCCTACGAAGAACTTGCCATCCTGAACTGATGGGACTGGATATATTGCATAAAAATTTGTCTGTTAATTGATTATTTTGTAATAATTTTGAGCAAACAGATAAATAGTGACCCTTCAAGAAGGCTTTGACTTCCTTAATTTTTGGATAAATAAAAGCACGGGTGCGTGGTACACAATTTCTGAATTAGAAGCTGTTGTGGATCGTGGGCAAATGTCTTTATATTCAGATATTCAGCCCAAATACGCCACTTCCCAACACATAAAAGATGCTCTGGCTCCATTCAGAGATTTTTACAACTTTACCACTCTGGTTTCTGGATTTGTCATCGTTCCTGCAAATCAAAATTATCTTAACCTTTTAGACCTTCGGATTTACTTTAACATCAGCGATGTAACAAGATATTATTCCGTACCCATGACAAATGAGGATGAATTATCGGACAGGCTTAATTCTCAAATTGACCCGGTAACAATTACAAGCCCGGTTGGGGAACAAACAGCACCCGGAAGTTTCAGGCTATATCCTGCAAATGCTTATAATGGAACAGTAAGATTTTTAAGAAGGCCGGTAAAGCCGGTATTTGCCTATACAACCATCTCAGAAAGAGTTATTGTTTTTGATGAAGCCAATTCTACAAACTTAGAATGGACAGAAGAATGGTATAATGCAGTCCTGTTAAAGGCATTATCGAGTATAGGAATTAATCTCACTTCACAGGAAATTTCAAATTATGCAGAAATGAAAACTCAGTCCAACTTTCAAAACATAAACAGAGTATAATGGCCGTTGTAACTATATACCGATTAGCAGAGCAGGCGTTCAATCTTATTGAAGGGGGAAGTCCGGCAGTCGCATCAAGTATAAGTTTCAACGAACTAAAAATTGCTTGCGCTCAGGTGATAAACAAGATGCTAAAAGTAGAGCATTTTCAGGTTAATGAGCAAATGGGAGAAAAAATACCTAATGGTTCTGTATTGGGATTATACGAAAACATAACTCCTGTTTCATGGGTAACTGGGCGAAGTAAGTGTACCCTTCCAATTAAGCCCTTAAAACTTCCCCGCAATATGGGCATATGGTCTATTTACAGAACCAATGCTCCGCAAGATGAATTTATCCCTTTACAAATGGGGCAGTCCAATTTGCTTAGGTCGCAACCGATGATTAATGATTTGTTAGGGCAAATTGGATATGAAGCAATGGGGGCATTGGATATTTCTTTCACTAAAGATTTACCACTATTGTATCCGGGGGAAACACTAAGCCTGAGGTTGGCTATAATGGATATTAACCAATATAGCGACTATGATACATTGCCGGTTGTCCCCGAAATGGAATGGGACGTTATAACAGAAGTGTATAAGATGTATTCGACTCAGCCGATACCTGATAAATTAGTTGATGCAACTGTAAAGGAGCAAAAAAATATTCCAACTAACCAACAACAGCAACCGTAATGACCTTTTGCACCCTAGACATGATTATTCGCCGGACTCTTTTGGAGAAAGGACTTCCCATACACTGGTACACAGAAATCATGTACCATGAGTCATCAGCTATAAGAGAATTGGCAAAAGACACCTTACAGATCGTTAATGCTGCTAATCTTGTAATAAACAGCTATGGGGCGGCAGATTTACCGGGAGATTTTAAGGATGACGTAATGGTTGGGATTCCAGTCGGGGAATTATTACAGCCTATTGCAAAAAAAGATTCTATTAGCCCATTAAGATTACACAATACAACAACGGGAGCCTTTCAGTCAAGCGTAAATCAGCAGAATATAGATACGGGAGAGTTTATGTTCTTTGGTATTAACACAAGTTTCTTCTGGTATTGGAATGTCAATGAGTACGGGGAAGCTACGGGGAGATATTTCGGGGCAAATGGCGGCGCATATACTAACGGATATAAAATAATAAAGAACAGAAGGCAGATACAATTTACAGGAACGTTCAGCAGCGAGAATGTAGTCCTATTATATGTTTCAAATGGACAGCATATTGATAACGCTACTCAGGTAGATTGGGATGCTTTCAGGGCAATACAAACTTATAGCGAATGGCAAAGAAGCGAAGGCGCAAATGATAAGGATTCAAGAGAAGGAAGGACGTATTATAATGAAAAAAGATTGCTAAGGGCAAATAAGAATGATATGACACAAACCGATATTATTAATATTTACCGTAGCAACTATACAGCAGCAATGAAGACCTGATGCCCGTTTTAAAAGGACATACCAGCGGCTCTATAACCAGTACAGCATATAACATCGCTGCTACAATTAAGTCATTTACATTAGTTGATAAAAGCGGTGCAGGAGCAACGGTAGTGGTGGCAATAGTAGAAAACGGCGATCAGGTATATATTGACAGGCAGGCATTAACTGCTAATCAGGCGTATAAAACGGATGTTGAAATAAAATTAAAATCAGGGTTTTCAATACTCATTATAACAAGTGCAGCTATTGATTACTACTTTTCTATTGAATAATGGCAGCACCACTTGAAACAACAGAATTGATTTTATCAAATGGTCAGGTGCTTGTTAAACAAGCTGACAGTCGGTTAGGCATTACCGATACTCCATCTGGTTTTTTATTTGGAGAAGTTGTATCCGTATGTCAGTTATCCGACAATGTAGTAGTTGGTCAATTTGTTTTGTTTAACCCTGAAGAAGCAATATCATCATTTAAAATATCTGTTCTTCAATGTTGGATAATAAAAGAAGATCGAATTTCAATAAACGAAGGAGTAACGCCGCCATAATATGCAGGATAAGGAGAGAAAATATTTTGCTTCACCAGACGGAAGATTAAATTCTGACGATGCCGCTGCATTTATAAGGATTAATGAATGGGTAAATTCAGAAAATGTTCGTATTGGTAGTACAGATAAAGGCGTTACGGGTACAGTAGAAAGTATTGGAAGCACACGATTATTATCTACGCCACAGCCATCAGTTACCTTTTTGGGAATTGGCAGCGTTGATGAAGTCGCAAGAAATAGATTTGTAGAATTTAAGTTTGATAAGACGGGAAACAATCACCGGATAGTTTGTTGGGATGAAGACGCACAAACAGAATATGTTGTTTTGCTTTCTTCGCAGGTAACAGGTGGGTTAAACTTTAGTAAAAACTCAATCATTCATAGTGCGGCTATCGTTGACGGAATGTTATATTGGCCTGATGGAACGAATAACTCACCAAGAAAAATAAATATTGATGCCGCTATTAAAGCTAATCAATCGGCATACGTTACTGATGTCGTTCCTTATACTTTTCCTATTAATTTTTCTGAAATAACCGTAATAAAACACCCTCCGCCACTCGCTCCAAATATTCAAAAGACAACCGATGTAACATTTGAGAATAATTTCATAGCGAACGATTCATTCATGTTTGCTTTCAGATATGTATGGTATGATAACGAAACAACCGTATTAGGAGTTTATAGCCCTGCATCAAGGCTTAATAAAGCTAATGCCACAGAAAACTATATTGCTGTTACTATGGATAGTCTGGAATCAATACCAGATACAGTAAGAATAGTACAGTTGATTGTAAGATATTCAAACAGTAACAATGCTTTCGTAGCAAAAAAATGGGATAAAGAAGTAACTACCGAAGCTCAGGAAATAGCAGACCAGAATAGCGGAACTCAGGTATTGACTTTTAACTACTACAATACAATAACAGGTCAATTTATTCCGAACGGATTAAACTTTGATGGTTCACCAAACGGCCTTCCAAATCTTGTGTTAAAGCCTTTTGATAGTGTGCCAATTTATGCCAGAGCAATGGCCGCTTTTAGAAATAGAATAGGATTTGGCAATAACACGGAAGGATATGATACTCCCGGAACCACATCACTATCTTTTTCTCTTACTGAAATTAATCTTGCAATAGCCTCCTTCCAAAAAAATCTTATTCAACTATATCACAGAAATGGCAGATCAGGAGATATTAATTATGCTTATTCCGCATGGTATGTTTATCTTACGGAAGTTGTGCCTAACGGTTACTACGAATTGACATCAACAGCACAGACAACATCCCCCTCGTCGTCTCCATATCCAACACTCCCACCTGCTCCGGGAACATTTGCTTTTGGGGGATTAACATTCAGGGGATCGTCTTTATCGCAAGTTGCCAAAGCCACCGCTCCGGTTGGGACAACCAGATGGGACGGCCCTATTACAATTACTACCTCAAGTTTAGTATCCATCACAGGAGTATCTATTCAAGCATACGACATATTTAAAACGCAGTCTCAATATCAGGGGGGTGTTGTTTTTTATGATTTTGCGATGAGAAAATGTGGAGTTGTAACAAACGATGGCTGTATATTCGAAATTCCACCAAGAGATTTTTATTTTACTAGTGGAGTTAGCGGAGCTGTATGGACGCTGAGTAATACTAACGCTTTAAATGAGATACCAGATTGGGCATATTACTATGCAGTAGTCCGTACCCTAAATTTAAGAACAAGATATTTTATTGACTCGTTTACTAATGCTGCCAGATACGCTACAAAAGATACTGATGGTAATTGGATATTTACAAGCACTACATTCGTTACCGGAGTATTGGGTATTGGACTTAATACAAACGCATTGGTTCAATCAGGATTGGGTTATCAATTTCAGGAAGGTGATGTTTGTATTTTAATAAGAGATGATGATACCATATATCAATTACCCGTTATCGGTCAGAATGGTAATTACATAATAGTAAAGGCGGCTGATGCGGGTGATTTAACTACTAGGTCTTTCGCATTTGAGATATATAGCCCTTACAGAACAAGCGATCAGGAGTCATACTATGAAATCGGTCAATTATACCGTATAGCAAATCCGGGAACAGAACTAAGGTCGTATGAAATATTGAGCGATATATTCCCTCCTGATGCCTACGTACTAACCAGAACTTTTGCAAGTACTACCTATTTTGCAGAGGCGATGTCTCCTAATGATCTTTATTTTCAGAGGTGGGATACCGATGCAGGGAAGATAAATCTCATAACTAGGCTTGGTCAGGTAGTAAAGAAAAATTCAATATCATTCAGTAACAATTATATACCAAATACAGCCATAAACGGATTGAGTACATTTGATGCAGGAGACGAAAAGCCAATCCCTAACGAGTGCGGGGCAATATTAAAGATGATACTTACATCAAAGGTTCAGGACGAAATAGGAGTTGTAATGCTTGTTGGCTGCCAGCAGGAAACGGTATCTGTTTATGTGGGAGAAACTCAATTATTGGGCTCAGCCGGCAATGCAAGCCTTGTAACTACTGAGCAAGTACTAGGAACAGTCAATGTATTAAAAGGAAATTATGGAACCGTTAATCCTGAAGCATGGGTAGAGTTTAGGGGCATAGTCATTTTCCCGGATGCCAATAATGGGAAATGGATTCAATACGCCTCAAACGGATTGTTCCCGATTTCTAATTATAAAATGACTAGATTCTGGCAGGAGTGGTTCAAGCAATTTTTATCAATGACTTCAGAAGAAATTGAGGCATTAGGCGGAAGACCATTTATATTTACAACGGTTGATCCATATCATATGGAACTTCTTATTTCTATACCTAAATTACTTAATATTCCGCCAAAAGGATATTTGCCCGATTATACAGAAAACGTTTATGTAAAAGACGCTTATGAAATAAGACAGGGTTATTTTTCTTCTGATGAAGCCCCGGCATCTTATTATTACGGGATATTCGTGTTTCTTACCGAAACACAACCTAATGGATATTACCTGATTCCAGCTACACAGTCATATGGTGTATCTCCGCCTGTATCAGTTATTCCGCCATCATCTGTAAACCAATCAGACTTAGTGTTTGTCGGTTCTACATTAGAAGATGTTTTAAATAATACAATGCCGGAAGGGGCATCCAGATTTGAGGAAAGTCTTGTTGATTCAGGTTATGATGTAACGATTACGGGAGTAAGAAATCTTACTATATACCCATTTGATATATTGGATTTTCAGGGTAAGACAATTGTATATCAATTGGACAAAGGGAATGGTATGCCTAAGTGGATGGGAAGCTATGCTTTCAATCCGGAAGGGTTTATAACATTGCAGAATAAATTATTTATGTTCAAAGACGGACATATATGGATAGGCAATCAGACGACTTCTTATAATAACTTCTTTGACATTCAGTATAAGTCAAAGATCATGTTTGTATCAAATCAGAACCCGGCAATACCTAAAGTCTATAACAATATAGCTTTAAAGGTTAATATGAAGCCTACTTTGACGTATCTTTATACCGATGCCCCGGTTCAGCAATGCAGCGATTTGGTAGATTTTGATTATAGGCCACTTGAAGGAAATTTGTATGCTGTTTTTTATAGGAATAAAATAACACCAACAGCGACAGGATATTCGGTAAGTGGGTTGTTGATAAATGAGAAAATGAGAAGTGCATCGATGTTTATCATGTTAGAATTTACAGTTTCCATAACTCCTTTAGAATTGGAGTTTGTTTCAGTTGGATTTGAAAACTCGTTAGGGCAAACTATTTAAATATATTTAAAATGAGCTTATTAACTATTACGAAAGTTTCCGGAATATTATTTATTTTGGATAGTAATACAACTAATCCAAAGGCATATTTCGGCGGAACTGGCAAGTATCAATTTTCTTCTGACGATACCACTTTTCAGATATTTATTGGTACTGATGTTTACACGAATACATGGCAAAATCTACGTGTAGGAACGAGTACACCAACATCTGTTAGTCAGGCAAAAACGTTACTTAATTCTATTTTTGGCACTTAAAGTATTTTTATATGATAGCTAATCTCATACTTGGAGGGGCGGCAATGAAAATGATTCAACGGGGGAAGGCTAATAAGGAAATGAGAAGTCTTTTAGCCAAAGACCCTGCTTATGCTGAAAATCCTTTGATAAAGGAAAGATTAGGACTTGCCCGAACACTTCTTAATGCTCGTATGCCCGGAGCGGTTGCCGCCGAAAGAAATATTTATTCAAGCGGAGCAAATGCTTTTGCCAACACAAGTGCAGCCGCCACGGATTCTTCTCAGTTACTTGCAAAAGCAGGAGACATTCAGGGAAATCAAAATGAAGCATTTAATCAATTAGGGCAAGCGGAGGCGGGAGACTACCAAAGAAGATACGGAAATGTAGTTAATGCTCAGGATGCAATGGTAAATGAGGGTGATAAAATGTTTCAGGATAAACTAAGGCATTACTATAATGAAGTTCAAACAAAAGGCGCTATCAATGAGAATAAGCAAAACAATTGGGGGGAAGTGACTAACGTAGGATTTGGGTTAGCTAACCTTGCCTTATCTGCGTTTGGAGCAGGCGGCGGTGGTGGTGGAATGATGGGACAAGGAGGTGGCGGTAATAGAACGGGTGGAGGGCAAATACAAACTTGGAATCAACCTATAACAAATTGGAGCCAATTACAAGGCAACGTAAATATTGATCCAAGATTAATTAACTCAACAAACAGGCCATTTGGAGGATAAATAAATGGGGCAACTAGATTTACATGGGTTTGTCACACCACCGGGAGATTATAGCGGCTTCGATAAAATAGCCGATACGCTTGAACGCAGGCGTTATCGTAATGAGCAAATGACTTCGCAACGTGAGGGCAAAAGAGCCGGTGCATTAAGTCATCTTGGGAGTCTGTTAGATCAAAAAGATTACCTGACCGGAACAAACTATGATCCTGAAATTGTGCGTCAATTGGGTGAAGCTATGAATGAAGGGGCAGCACTTGCACAAAAAGGAGCCGATACGCCAACTATAATGATGGCTATTGGGCCAAAAGTAAATCGTATAAACGAATATTCTCAGAAAGCAAAACTTATTAATCAGCAGAAAAAACAAACTCTTGAATTATTAAAAAACAATCCCGGAATAGATGTTAAAAAATTCAATGACGAATTTGATAATACAGCTTTTTATGATACGGACGCAAACGGTCAAAAAAAATTAAAGGATATTACTGAGATTGATCCAAATGTAAGTTATGGCGATAAGATATTAAAAGATTCACCCGAATTAGTGACAACATCAGGAGGCTTTGATGAATTTTTTAAACAGCAGGCGAAGAATCCGGTAGTAAGAAATGAGGACATATACCGATATACCTCTACGGGAGGATTATCAAGAGATAAGGTAAAACTTAAGTATGAGAATTACCTTACTCCCGATATTGATAAGAAGGGAGCGGTAACCGGATTTGTGCCAAAATATGAAATAGCTACCGATCAGAATAATCCAATAATGGGAACATTCAAAGGAAAGGATGGGAAACAAGTTGATGCACCAGTAAGACTATTAGATAGGGGTGTATTTACTTCGCTTCCGGAAGAAGCATTGAATTATATAAAAGGACAAACAAAGTTATTTATTCAGGAACACGAAAAACAAACAGGAGAAAAGATACCCTTAAATAGTTTGCAAGCAGAAAACGTAGCAAGGATGCTGGCCTATGATGAACTAAATAAGGAAACAAGGAAGTCTGGTACGATTGAAAGTTTGGATATAAACAATAAGCCGTCACCCCAACAGATACGGATAAATTTAGGATACGCCCCTTATGGAAGTGGTAATAAAGACGCAATTGGAAGAATTGATCTTAGGGAATATACGGATACCGATTATGGTAAAAACATATCTCCATTAATGCAAGGAATTAAAGTAACAGGGTTGCCTGATGGTAAAACACTACTTGCTGAAAATGTAGAATATAACCCGCAAACCAAAAGAGTAAAATATAAAGAGTATGTTAGTCAGGACGAACAAGGTAAGTATGGAAAAGGTCAAGTTAGAGAAGTTAGCCTGCAAACTTTTAAGCAAAATGTAAAGACAAATAATCCGGGCATTGATATGAAGTTTTTAGATGGGTTGGACGATCCAATAACGGGTAAAAAAGCAGAACAGTCTGCATCGTATAAAGTGGGAAATACTACATTGACGGAAGATCAACTTAAAAAAGGTGCTGCTAAGTATAAAATGACAGTTGAAGAGTACAAAAAAAGCATAGGGCTATAATATGTCAGTATCGAAAAGAAAAGATATAGAAATTGACGACGAAGGACTACCGATACCTAAATCATTGGTAAAGTTCGATGATGAAGGATTACCTGTGCCATTAAAAAAAAAAGAACCGGAATATCCTCTTTTATACGGTGGTGTAAAAGGCCAACAATCTTTGGATTTGAGATCAGATTACCCTTCAAAATCTCCCTCCGTTCGCCAATCACCCGTCAATCAGGAAAGAGCAAAGATTGAAGATTATAATAGAAAGTTTGAAGAAATGACGGGTCATAAAGAGTTCTCACTTTCTGAACCAGTTAAGCCAAAAACATTATTAGGTAAAATTGATTATGACCAAAAGAAAAAATCTTTTGAAGAAAAAAAGTATGAAATAAACCGTGAACGGGAGAAAGAAATATCGGCAGTTCAAAACCGTGTTGAAACTGGTACGGTTAAGCCGGAACAACTTGCAGAACTTTATGATAAACCGTATGGTAAAAAAATAGTTTCTGAAACGGTTAATCAATACGTTCCAGATGCCGGTGATTTTGGATTTTCTAAAGATGTGTTTGGTAGCGAAAAGAAATGGGATATGGTAGCCAAGGATATAAATATTAAAAATAGGCCAAAGGGAGTAGAGGCGCAAGGAAGGTATTTTGCAAATCTGGATAATGAACTTAATAACGAAATCGGAAATCTTCAGGTTGCAAAAGTTTCTGTTAGCGGAGGTACAGGCGGTGGATCAGCAAGTGTTAGTATTCTGCCCCTTAAAATGGATGACGCTAATAACGCAGAACAATTAGGACAATTGCTTAGTCAAATAGAATCGGCGGATTATATTGAAACAACTGGTGGAGAAAGAAAGGATGGCGGGGAACTAATAAAAAAAATTAATGAAAAACTTATATACCTGTCTGCACAAAAAGAAATTCACCCTGAAATAACATCTATAAGTAAAAACACAAAGTATGCCTTAATGGGTGCTAATGTACAGAGAGAAGAGGGTGAAGCAGTTCCAAAGGGAGGATACGGTCAGCAGGATGAAATTGGCCAACATCAATTTGAATTAGGGCTTAACTATATCAAAGCTGTAAAACCTAATATTTATAAAAATGTTATTCGTGGCATAAATGAGGAAGGAAAAGTTTCGGGGGCTGATTTTGAAACATTGTCAAATATAGGTCAGCAAATATACAATCAACAAGTATTTTCAAAAGCAGCGTCTGACCCTTCTTTGATAGATGCGGAAACGAAGATTGATTACACCTCTTATGACACAAAAAAAGCTGATTATGCAAGAATAATAGGGGAACGTGCAAAGCAAGCGGGAGGTAAAAACAGGATTGAGTTTACAAAAGATGAAATAAAAAAATTAGGCAAAGACCTTCCAAATCAGGAAATAGTCAATGATCTGGCCGATGAAGAACAGATAGGGTGGTATGATGCTATTCCGAAATCAGGGTGGCGTGAAGCGATTGCTCAGGGAGTAATACAGCCAATTGCAGGAATAAAAAGTACTATTGATATTATCGGGGAAAGTCCGGCTGAAACATATTTGCGATCTAAAAAGTTAGATACAGGTATTGGCGGTCAATTAGTGGCTAATGAAAAAGGCCAATATAGTGCAGTACTTCCTTCTGACAGGAGCAATATATGGTATGATATGGCAAGAGGGTTTGGGCAGTTTATCCCACAAGTATTATTGACAAAGGGTATTGGCAAAGGATTGGGAAAAATAGCTTCACTTGAAACAAGGATTGGAGGATTATCAGCAGCGGAAGCAGCTAATCTTGAAGTTTATGGTGGAACCGTTGCTTCAACCTACGCCCAAACATACGGGAGTGCCTATGCTGATGCTTTGCAGAAAACAGGCGATCCCGGTACTGCAAAACTTATTGGAACGATTGACTCAATATCTTCAGCAGGATTTGAAACAATACTCCCTGATGTTAAGATAGCTGATAAGGCTTTAGCAGGATTAAAAAGAACGTTAGCTAATGACCTTGTTGACCTGATAAAAAAAGGGGGCGATCCTGCATCGTTAGCAATTAAAGCCAGACCATTTGTACAGAAGTTTGTAGCAAATACTATAAATATTTCCGGGCAGGAAGTAGCTGAAGAAGTGGGTACACAAGTAGTTGATTATGTTACCGAAGCTATTTTTTCACCCGCATCTGTAAAAGACAGAGATTTGGGGAGTGAGGTTTTAGAGACTGCAAAAGGAACATTTATATCAATGCTTGTTCCTTCTATTTTAGGAGGGGGCGGAGCGGCATTGAGCAAAGATTTTACAAGAGACGGACTCAATACTTCTGCTCTTAATTTTTCTGACTCTAAAAACGCATTGGATAAATCACTACTTCAAAAAGCTATCACACAGGATGAGTACGATAAATCATTAACACTTTTAAATCTGCATAGAAATAGTATATTGTCAGCACCGGCAAGAAATGAAAAAGACGAGGTTATTACTTCAGAAGAAAAAATGGAATATGCTTATCAGGATACATTATCTAAAATATATACAGAGAATAAGGCGGCTACGAATGATACGGAAGAACAAAATGCCATACAGAAAAAAATAGATGCAGCGGAAAATGAAAAGAACAGGATATTAGGCAAGCCAGAAGTAATTGCTACTCCAATTGAAGAAAAAGAAACTGAATTAACCCCGGAGCAAGTTATCGTAGAGGCGGCAGGAAAAGGTAATCTGGAAGGGACATACGGAGAAATGGTAATGCAAGACCCGACTACGGCCAAAGCAGTTTTATTAGACCTTGCAATGCAGAAATATGGTATCCAGCAGGACGGAACAGAATCACCAGAAGGGGGAAGGGATATTTCAATGAAAACATCATTGGACGTTGACGATGCCGTAACCAAAGCGTTTCCGAATAAAGAATCCGTTATTGCAGCACTAAAACCTATTCAAAATGAAACAGAAGTTACTCCCGAAGTTCCCGACCAAACAGGGACAACGGGCGAAGACAATGGAACGGCTACTGAAAATGTCAGAACAGCAGAAGAAGGAGAAGCAACAGCAGAAACTCCGCCGATCCCGCCTGTAACCGATGAAAGTACAACAGTCGAAGAAGAACCCCTAAAGAATAAGTCATTAGCCAATAGGCTTGTAAACGCCACAAACGTATCTGAATCAGCCAAAGAAGGAATAAAGGCAGCAGGGCTTAAATACGAGCCAAAGAGCCAACAAGAGGCGCAGGACTTAGCCAAAGCCATCCTTGATGAAAACGGAATAGATGACTCCGTATTGAGGGCAAGAGCGGGAGATTTTGGAGGTGATGTAAATACCCTTGTTCAAACAGAAGCATTGAGCCGGTTAAAAGATATGGAAGATGGGGCAAAGACAAAGGCAGAAGCAGTAGAGTTTGCAAAAAAGTTCGCCGAAATAGCTATTAACCTTGATGAACATTTAAGGAAACAAGGTAGGGGAATATCCGCATTAAATTTCTTCTACAAGAAATCTGCATTGGGTATTCAAATGGTAGAAAATGCAAACAGGAAACAGGAGTTTGAACAATGGTCAAAACCAAAAGACAAGTCATGGAAAGAAGCCTTTGATGAAATGATGAAAGAACCTGAATTTAAGGATTTGGTAAAAGAGGAAGTAAAAAAGGAACGTGCAGGAGAACGAGAGTCACGGAAAGAAAAGGTTCACAAAGCGATTGACGACACCCTTTCAAAGTGGGCTAAAAAGTTAAGTGCAGACTTGCCGGGAGGAACGGAAAAACAAGGCATTGGTATAGATGAAGTGCTTAAGGCAGTCGGCGCAACAATGAAGAAAGCGTATGATGCAGGGGAAGCAATTGGTAAAATTGTTCAGGACGCTATTGATTATATTTCAGATAAAATAGGTCATAGCGAATGGGATAAAGAAGGCTTCAGGGCAGAATGGGAGCAAAAACTAAAAGATAAGCAAAGTAAGAAGCCATTGACCGACGAAGAATTAAAGGCTAAGATACTTGATAAATTCAGAAACAAATTAAAAGGTCTTTCAGATAGTCAAAAAGAGGATGTTGTCAGAAAGTCTTTCGCTAAAATAGTAGAAAGCGGTGGATTGGATTATGCAGATTTCAGAAAGATAATTGCTGACGTAACTGGCAGAGGCGAAATGACGGATGCAGAAGCAAAAAGATTACGTGAGTTAGTCAACGAAACAAACGCCGTTGATGAAGCTGGTAAAAAAGCTCGAACCGAAAGGACGCAAGAGTCACGAAAAGCATTTACCGAAGCGGAGAAAAAAGCAGGGAAGGCGGCAAAGGAACTTAATCAGTTACTTTATAATAAGCCAAACATAACAAAACGTCTTACTTCCTTAATGCAGTTAAACACATTGGGAATACCTGCGTTGGTTAACAACCCGATATACAATGTCATTAACCATTTAGGCGTAAGACTTCCGGTTGGGATAATAAAAACTGGAATTGAAAGAGCGATACAGGTGGGAGCAAAGTTAATGGGTAAAGAATATTTGCCTGAAACAGATGTGTTGTCCGTAAAAGTACAAAAAGAGTTCTTCAAAAAGTTAGGATTGGGAACGAAGGAGGCTGTAAAGAAATTCATTACAGGACTTGACAGGGCTGACTACCTGAACAAAGAAATACAGGGAGATGCAATACGACCAGCTTCAGCGTACAGAGATTTGTGGGCATATTCACAAGGTAAAAAGAATCTTACCAAAGCGCAGATAATTGATAAAATTATTCAGGCATCCCCTCCCGGTATTACAGCGGAGATAATTGCCCGTACTTTGAATTTAGGAGATAAGCCACAGCGGTTCGCAGCAGAAGGAGCGCAGGCGGCTGCATTTGCCAAGTCATTAGGATTGAAAGATATTGACTACGACTTATTCATTGACTTTCCAAGAGAAGAAGCGTACCGTGTATATAAAGCAAAAGGTTTAAGTGATGCCGAAGCGGGTAAGAAAGCTGACTACATAAAAGATACCATTGTAAAAGAAGGAGAACGGTCAACTTTCCAGCAGGATAATATGCTCAATGATATGCTTAACCGTGTATTTGGTGGGCAAAAAAGTGGTGTTGGAGGATTATTAAAAGCAACCGTAGTTTCTCCTTACATAAAAATTCCATCGAACGCTTATTGGAGTTATTACAACATAGTCAATCCAGAAGTTGCTATGCTCCAATCAATGATATATGCAGGAAAGGCGTTCGCTAAAACAAAAGGAGCAAAATTCAGTTTTGATAAACCAAATAGCAGTGCAGAAAAAGATATACATGAAGCAAAGTACTGGCTTGCTCATGCAGCGATAGGTATGGCAACAAGAGCCGTAATAATGGGAATGGTAAGCGCAGGTATATACAGATCGGGTAATACCGGAGATGATACAAAGAAAGAAAGAGAAGGAGAACAGTTTTATGAAAATCAGGGAACGATAAATGTTTCAAAACTTTCTGCATGGCTAAGAGGCGAAGACCCAAATAAAGTAAAGAATGGGTTAGTTATAGCAAATCGGTGGTTTGGTCATTGGGGAACCGTAGGCAATACAATAGCAAGAAAGAATGAAGAAATGACTCCTGAGCAAAAGAAAGAACAGTCTGACTTTTGGGATGTTGCAGTTGGGGGCATGGAACTATATGCTTTACAGGATTTTGAACAAGGAGTATTTGGTAATACACAATCTTTGCTTGAAGCTATGCAGCAAGGAATAAAAACGGGAGATATTGGATATGGACTACAAAGATGGGGAGTAAACACGTTAAATATGTTTGCAAATATAGTTCACCCCGCAGCATCAGCACAGGTAGAAAAAGCAATGCTTCCGTATTATACAAAAGCAAAGGCAGATACGTTCATGCAGGAAGTGAAAAACAGTATGCTTACCCGTTCTGCTATTTTAAGAAATGTCCTTAATCAATACCCACCGTCAAAAATAGGAATATGGGGAGATAGGCTTGATAAAAAAGATAACGTTCCTATGCGTTTATTCGGAATAAGCAGGGCTAACGATGATAATTTTGCACAGCCGATTTATGAAGACTACAAAAAAACAAATGATATTGGTTTATTCCCGCCAGCAGTAATGCCGGTACTTAACGACAAAAAGCTAAATTCAGAACAAGCGTTAAAATTAGAAGAATATGTAGGCCATGCAAGGAAGGCGTTAATAGCTCCGTTCATAAACGATCAGGCAGAAATACAGGGATTCTTTGTAAAGTATAGTCAATTAAAAGATGAGGATAAAAAATATGTACTTCAATATCTTTATGGATTAGGAAGGGACGAGGGGATAAAAAAATTCGTAGAGGAAAACAAGGATTTTAAAGAGGAAGAAAAGACGGTAGATTATTTACAAGAAATTGAAAGAGGTTTATTTAAAACACTGCAAAAATACCAATGAGTAAATCAGTTCGCATACTTGATGACCCCAAAAAGGTAACCCCACCCGGAACTACTCAGCCGGTAACGCAACCTCCTGCGCAAACAACACCAACTCCTGAATTAGACGATATGAGCAAGGAGATGCAGTTATTATACAAAAGACCAATAGCCTTTGATAATAAGCCAGCCATTGAAGTAGCCAGAAGTGCAGCACTTAAAACAGGCGTTAATCCAGCATTACTATTTTCATCCGCTTACCAAGAAGGAATGAATAAGGCCATAGCCGACCCTGATGAAGTTTCAGTAGCTTATACTAATGCAGAGAAAGCGGGGCTTGACACAAAGACATATCCCGTTGATGGGTTTTACAGTTACGGGCTTGATACATTCGGAGGCCGGTATGAGCAATTGAAAAAGTACTTACCGGAAGGGTTTGACAAAAGGTTTAAAACTTATGACGCAAAGAATGAAAAAAATGAGTCTATAAAGACTGCCGCTTTTATTACCAACGAAGATGCCTTAATAGCAAAAGGCGCAATGCTTAGAAGCGTAGCCGATAGGGTTTCACAAGAAGCAAAGAAAAAAGGGTTGATGCTCGATCAGGATCAAATTGATTACTTCACCCTTGTTGGATATAATTCAGGGGAAGGTAATATTTCAAAAATGATGGAAAAGTTTGCACAATCAAAAGATAAAAAAGCGTGGTTAGAAAAAGGAGATGTAAACTGGCAAAGAGTACACAAAAACGTATCTCCAAGACTCAAACGAATAAAATTTGCTCAATCATTATTTGATGAAAAAACAAATTAAATATGGAAGAAATTGAAAAGCTAAAAAAAGAATTGGAGCATTATAAGAAAAAGTTTTCATTGGCCGAGAATGATGTGGCTATTGACGGGTATTTAGCTTATGTGAACATTGTAAGACAGCAAGTTGACTATATCAAAGATTTTAAGATAAAGGAAAATATAGATGGGAAGAAAAGTGAAAGCGCAATGTATGATAGGACAGAAGCGATATGGAAAAATCTTCCTAGTATGATTTCGTCAATGAATGCCCTGAAAATCGAATTGAATATTCCGTATGATGAAAATAACGGTAAACCAAAAGTAGGAGCAACAAGCCCTCAGTCAATAGGCAAAAAGGATTAATATGTTCTACCCGGTAAAAGGAGGAAGTGTCTATGAAGTTCCAGACAATGCGTTTGGGTTTATATACCTATGCCAATTACCCCCGGAAGGATGGGGTATAAATTCTATAACAGGAGAATTGCAGGAAACGGATATTATAGGGAGTAATACAGAATCACCGCAACGATGGATTAGATATGAATTGCCAAAAGACTGGAAAGTAAAAAGAGAGGCAGAAAAAGAGAGGCAGAAATTCGATAAACATTACTTCGATCCATATCTTGAAGCTATCAGGGCTAGAGAGTGGAAACGCAGATTATGTGGAGTTTGGTTTTGGAATTACAATCCGAAAACTGGTAAAAATGAGTTAAGATATATCACGGGAACACACTACTTATATATTACATATTGGAAGTTTCAAGGAAAATTAATGGACTTCCGTATCAATGATATGGAAGAGTGGTATGTAATGAAATATTGTGAAACTGATCCTGATTGTTTGGGAGAAAACGAAATAACCAAAAGGAAACTAGGAAAGACAGCTAAATTAGGATGTTGGTTATATGAGAGAACAAGCAGACCCCCGATGAATCAACACGCCGCTTTTCAAAGTAAGGCTGATGATGATGCGCAAGAGGTAATGAAAAAAGCGATAGTGCAGCCGTGGCAAAAACTTCCAGATTTCTTTCGCCCTATTTATGACACGATGAAGGGTGACGATCCAAATGAATTAAGGTTTTTTCATACTTCAAGAAGAGGTAGTACAACTGAGCAGGAAAGAGAAGAAGAAGAGGCGTTGGAAAGTTGGATTGAATATGGTGCTTCTGGTGTTGGTGTTTTCGACGGGCCAGAGTTAGACAGCTATGGAAGCGATGAGGCTGGAAAAACGAAAAAACCTACTAGCATAGCGGAACGACAAAGAACTGTCAGGTATTGTTCTGAGATTGACGGTGAATTTAAACACCGTAAACAGAAATATACCACAACGGTAGAAATCGAAGATGGGGAAGAAGATAACTATGAGTTTCAGGAAATGACAGCAGGGAGCAACCCATTAGATAGAAATGATAATAACAGAACAAAAACAGGGTTATATACTTATTTCTTGCCAGCGCAAAAAGGAATGTTTTTTGACGTTTATGGATATCCGGATGAGCAAAGAGCTATAACTTATCTTTTGAATGAAAGAAAAAAACTTGAAGAAGATGGGGATACTAGGGGGCTTTCATCTTTTAAGAGAAAGAACCCTATGAATTTTAAAGAGGCGTTTAGTGCAGATGGAACGTATACGCTTTATGATCCTGAGTTGTTAAATGAGCAATTGGATTTTATTATTTGGAGGACTGATTTAACGGAAAGGGGAAACCTTAAATGGTATAACGATTCTCCTTTTACTATTGAAGTGGAAGAAAACGGTATTAAAAAAAGAGTATTAAATAAAATAATTTGGGAGTCAAACCCCAACGGAAGGTTTGAAAAGGTAAAGGAGTGGTGGCCTAAAGAACCCAATAAGGTGTACGAAAGTAATGGTAATTTTTTACCAAACAATAATTTTTCATTCAGAATAGGGTATGATACTTTCAAGTATGATAAGACTAAAGATAAAAGAAGGTCTAATGCGGCGGCCTTTGCTTACCAGATAAAAGATGATCTATTCCCTTCTGATTACGATGATATGTTTTGCTTAAGATACTCGTTCAGGCCAGAAAGCAGACGAATTGCTAACATGGACGTATTAATGATGGCATGGCTTTGCGGTTGTCAGATGTTGGTAGAAAGAAATGCAGGGGATCATTATAGAGAACATTATAAAGACTGGAATTGTCTTGGATTTCTAATGTGGTTGCCGGGGGAGACAGAACCGGGAATAACTACCGATGGTAAAGGGAAAACGACGCAAACAATTTGTAATTACACGGAACAATATATAAACGAGCATATTAAAAAACTTTTCTTTAAGACATTAATAAGAAAAGAAACTGGATGGCTTGGATTTAAAGTAGAAGATACTGAAAAATTTGATGAACCCATGAGTGCAGGGATAACTCTTATTGCTGTAAAAGGGAAGCGTTACGTAAGACCAGCAACAGTTAAACAAGATATAAATTCGGTTATGCCAATGCGTCAAGCAATATAAAATTTTTATTTATGAAATATCAGCAAATAGGAGGTGGTAGCTCTTATCCATACCCGGAAAATAATATCAATCCTGATAAAAAAGGTCGGGATTGGTGTATGAGTTATGCTAAGGCGGCTTATTTTGACTGGAGTTTTTCATATCCAAAGGGAATATTCGCTAATAATAACGGAGACTATGAAAAGTGGAGAATGTATTCTCTGGGAAAGCAGCCAAACTCACAGTATAAAAAAATGCTTGGTGTAGATCAGGAAACAAACAATACATGGCTTGTGAATGATTGGAGCATACGTTCTATAATTACAACCTATCGGGGAAAAACTATTTCAAGATTGATGGCTAATACAAACGGAATAGTAGCTACTCCAATAGACATGACCGCTAAGGCTGAATTGGATGAGTATTACTCAAACATGAAAGCTAAGTTGGCTGTAAGAGAACTTATTCAGGGCGTTAATCAGGAATTGGCATCACATCCACTGATAACATTGCAGTCAGGGGAGCCAATGGATGCTGAAGAACTTGAAATGAGAATTGAATTGGGGGAACAATTCAATAGAAGCCGGGATGCTGAAATGGCTATTGAGTTAGGATTTTATGAAAACGACTGGACTTACTGCCGCAGAAAAATGTATGAGGATTTATTTGATATTGGGGTAACAGGATATAAAGAATGGTTAGGAGATGACAATAAAGCAAAATTCAGGGTAGTAAATCCTGAAAGGGTTATAACAAATTTTTGCTATAAAGCAAACTTTGAGGATATGGTTCATGCGGGGGAAGTGATTGATGTATCTCTTATTGACCTTTCTCTTATAAAAGATGAAGAAGGAAATCCAATGTTTACGGAAGATGAATTGCAGGAATTTGCCAGTAGTGTAGCCGGTAAATGGGGAAACCCTTCTTATATAGGTAAATCAACAGGATGGTTCAAGCCTTATGATAAATTCAAGTGCAAGGTATTGGATATAGAGTTCTTTACTTATAATACTTATTCTTATAATGATGCAGTAGATGAGTATGGCAATAGCGATTTCAGGAAAGCGCAAAATGGAAGGGGTAAAAATTCTGACAAATATAAAAGAAAGACTATTCAGTATGTATATAAATGTAAATGGATAATCGGAACTGATAAGGCGTATGATTGGGGAATGTGTTACGATCAAAAGCGTTCGCAAAACGGGAAAAAGAAGGCTAAGACATATCTTTCTTATAAATTCTTTGCCTATAATTTCTACGAAATGAAAGCGCAGGGTTTCATGGAAATGCTTATCCCTTATCTTGACGATTATCAATTGACCATGCTTAAAATACAGAACTGGAAAAATAGAGCCGTACCGTCTGGTTGGTGGATAAATCTTGATATGCTTGAAAACGTTGCATTGAGCAAGGGAGGCGCAGCTATGCAGCCCAAAGAATTACTGCAAATGTTTTTTGAAACAGGGATAATGGTAGGACGTTCTTTGGATGCAGCCGGAAATCCGGTACAGGGGAATGTACAGCCGGTAATACCTATGGAAAATACATCGATGAGTGAACTCGTAGGTTTTTATCAGGACATATTAAATACGGTTAGTTCAATAGAAAAAATGGTTGGATGGAATGAAATAACAAGCGGCAATCCAAACCCAAAAACACTTGTTCCCGGTTACGAAGTTGCTAATATGAGTACAAATGATGCTCTCTATCCAATGGCTTTTGCTGAAAAATGGTTATCGGAAAGATTAGCGGAAGATGTATTGTGCAGGATGCAACAAGGAATAAAGAAAGGGGGCATCAGCGGATATGCTCCGGCACTCAATACAAACATACTCAGGTTTATAGAAATTAGTCCGGCAATAGCATTACGTGAATATGGAATAAAATTGGAAGAGCGTACTACCGACGATCAAAAGATGTGGATACTCCAACAGGTACAGCAGGATATTATGAATGGATTTTTGGATACGAGCGATGCCATCCTGATAATTAATACTCATAACGCTAAACAAGCAATGTCAATACTTTCTTATCGGGTTAAGAAAGCAAAACAAGCAATGAATCAGCAGAAGATGGCTGAAATTCAGGCGACGAATCAGGGCAATCAACAGGCGGCAATGATTGCCGAACAAGGGAAGGCGCAGGCGTTGCAAATGGAATTATCGACCAAAGTAAAAATGAATCAGGATACTATTCAGGGAGAGATATTAAAAAAGAAAATGGAAGTAGAGTCAAACGAAAGAATAGCCATGAGTAAAAACCTGACAGCTATTCAGGTAGCAGAAGATAGCGGGGATGCAAAAGAAAACGTAGCAACGACAACGGCTATCGGTAAAATTCATGCCACTCATTTAGCGGGTGAAAAAACTAAGGAAAAGCAAGAAATTGCCAACGCCAAACCAGTAACTAAATCATCAAAATAAAAATTATATTTTATGGCAAAAGCAACCAAGTCAAAAGAAATACCTGTAACGGTAACTGAGTCAGAGAAAGTAATAGACAAAAGAGAAATATTTAAAGAATCAGTTGAAAGGGACGCCGAACTCGATAAAGTATCAAGTGAATCAGCGGAACCTGTATTTTTTGAGAGCCCCGAACCATATCCGGTGATACCTCCCGAAGAAATAGAACCGGCTAAAGAAGCATTTGAAAAAGAGCCAATTGTGGGAACTCCTGAGGTTGTAGTGTCCGAAAGTAAAATAGTCATTCCTGAGCCGCCAAAGCCAATATACCGAAAGGAATTAGACAACAATCTTCCCTTTGATGAAAGAATAGTTGCCTTTTTGGAAAGCCGGGGCAAATCGGGGACGATTAAATTAAACGACTTTTTGAAAAGCCTTTACCCGCTCCCAAAATTAAACGAGCCACCAAAATGGAACGATCAGGGAGAAATGAAGCGGCTGAGAGTAATACTTGACAACATGAAATCTCACCGGGCGATTGATTTCGTTAACAATCAGCACTCCAAATTAGGGCAACATTATTATGAAGGGGAGCAGCAGTACGCCCGTTTCCATAACCTGAATACGGTGACTATTGAGGCCAGATTGTGACTGGGTATTATGCTCAAATGACTAACATTCAAGAAAATATTTTGTAATTTGAAACTATTACTTAGTTTTACAAAACCAAATCAGTATGATAAGACGATTTTTTGACGTAGCCATAGTGGAGCCAGCAACGCAAACCGAACGCCCAAACATTGCGGCATTAATGGCAAAGCATGGCGTTAACAATGACACAGAAAACCCGGTGGCAACACCGATTTCAATAACGCCGGAGAACAAGGAAGAACCAAAGCCAGCCCCGGAGGTTACACCCGCAGCGACTGCGACCGAACCTTCAAATGCTGAAAAGGCAAATCCTGAATCTCCTTCGCAACAACCGGAAGTAAAACCAATGCCAGAGCCGCAAACAGCGGTAGCAGAAGTAAAGCCTCCCACGTTGCAGGAAGTTCTTAAACAGCATCAACCCGACGCAATTTACAAGGAACTAGGGGTAGATGCAGACATGGTAAGTCTCGCAAAAAAAATTAAGGATAACCCCAAAATGGTTGCCTTCTTTAATCATTGGGAGACTAACGGAGATGTAAAGCCGTATTTAAGAGAGTTGTCAACAGATTATGCAAGTATGTCGGCTGAGGATGTGATGAGACATCAGCTTCAGAACGAGTACCCAAAATCTTCACCACAACAATTTGAAGCACTTTACAGAGCAAAAGTAGTTCGTGCGTATAATCTTGAATCAACCGACGAAGATGAAAAATTGGAAGGCCGTATGCTATTAGAAGCGGAAGCCGAAAGACACCGTGAAGGGTTGATAAAGAACCAGCAGAACTATTTATTTCCTCCTAAGCCAGAGCCTAAGCCACAGGAACCCGATACAAGGGCGATTGAGGCAAAAGAAGTATTTGAAGGTTTGAAAGGGAAGTTAAATAATAATCAGTTAGCTCAGAATATTGTAAAAATAAAAGCTATTCCAATAGGAGAGGGAGACGACATATTTAATATGCCGATCCCCGAATCTCAAAATGTTATCAATGAGATATTAGGAACAGTAGAATCTTTTGCACAAAATGGGCAACTGACAAAGCAGAATATAGCGGACTATACCGACGAGTTTATAGAAAAACAAATATTAACCGCTATCTTTTCGCATGACCCGAAGGAATTTATAAAGCAAATGTCAAAACACTTCAAATCAAAAGGCGGCGAGTCTGTAACTAACCAATTAGAAAATCCTAGTCAGCCCGGACAAAATGGGCCTTCTACCACTGAAACTGCTCCTAAGACAGCAGCAGAGGCAATGGCAAAAGGAGGCACTTATAATTCAGGCGGCTACAATAGATAAATAGCGTAAGGGTTGTAGAAAATAAAATTATTTAACTCTACAATTCTAATACAATGGCAGTAACGCAGGGAGCGGTAAATAAATCGTTCGTATCCGCAATAGATTTTCTTGACCAAAGAGATATTGACCCGAATATCTATGATCAGTCAAGAGACAGGGCTTTCACCGATATAATGAAGTTGCTAAACCGGACGAAACCGGCAACGATGTTCAACTACCACAATTTCGTTAATAATGATGTATGGGAAGTTGGTACAATCAGCGCAGTAACTTCAACAGGTCTTGCCCAAATCATTTTCACAATAAATACGGCAGCTACTTACCCCCGTGTTGGAGATTTGATTAAAACATCAAATACTAATAACGCCGGGAGGCAAGGTCGTGTACAGGCCGTAACATTTGGCTCCGGTACAGCTACACTTACGGTTCGTTCGGTTGGTGGTAATTCAGAACCATTGTTTGCAGACGTAAATGACACTGTTCAGTTTGGTTCAAATGCGCAGCCGGAAAAATCAACTGCCCCTACCAACAGGAGATATGGCCTTACGAAATACTACAACCTTATTCAAATTTTCCGTGAGGTGGATGATATCACGGATGTTCAGAAGGTAGCTAAAATCGAAGTAAACGTAGGAGGTGATTACCATATCCTTCCTTATCAGATTTTGATGAAGGCTGTAAAAATGAAAGGAGATATATCCGTTCAAATGTTAATGGGTACTCAGTCATCTACTTCTTTCAGCGATACAAATCCATTCCTTGCCGATCCAACAAGCGGGTTACCTATTCAGACAACAGGCGGTCTTGACTGGTATATCAGAACTTACGGTATAGTAGATCAGGCAGCAGTACTTGGAACGTTCGGGTTTACTGAAATAGATGAAATCATTGATAATTTTATTGCCAATAAAGCCCCGATGGATCAGATGGTATTCATGGGAAGTTCCGCTTATCGTATTATCAGCAAATTTTTGAAACAGCTTGGTTCTTCTAGTGTTGATTCAAGACGTTTGATGGTTGACGGTAAATCATTTGACTGGAACGTTGAACACCTTAGCTATGGTGGTGCAGAGTGGGATTTCGTTCATCTGCCAATTTTTGACCATCCTCAGTTAGTAGGAGATATATTACCTGAGATCAGTGGTTCGCTGTATTTCGTTCCGAAAGATCAGGTAGATACAGAAGGCAACGGTCGTCAGCCACGTATGCAAACAAGGTTTACACCTACTCCTTTTATTGGTTCATCTGCAAACACATCTGCAAACGGAATGTGGAGAGAGTGGAGAACAGGTGCTTTGGCCGAAGTCCCAACATCAAGTGAAATGGTATTGCATACAGATTGGGAAACAGCGCAGGGATTGGAATGTATTGCAGTTAAGCATTTCCAGAAGTATCGTATCGTATGAGTATTTTACAGGTTCTCCCGGCTGGTTCGGGAGAACTTTTTTCATAACAACTAAATCAATAAAAAATGTTACTTAGACAACAAGGTCAGTATAATAACCTGTCAGACGACTTAAGAAATAAGTTAGTAGAAAAAGTAAAAGGATTTGGAAAATCGGTTAGGTATAAGTTTGATATTTCCAATAAAAATCCTGACCCTGAAAAGTACGGTGGTGTATCAGTTATATGGCCTAATATGTATATATTAGACCCCGCTACTTTTTATATTAAAGACCCCTTTGAAAAAAGACAGGGTGTATCTCAGACAAAAAGAGTAGGACTTATTCATTCGGTAAATGAAAAAGGAGACCCGATAAGGTTTGAAAAAATAAAAGTAGATGGGAAGTACAGAGGCATTTTAAAACTTGAAATAGAAGAAATATCAGACCACTTTGATTATGCCATGATTATTGAAATGCACCCTAAACTTATTGGAGGTGATTTTTCTGATAAGGCAAAAAGACAAATGATTACCCGTATAGATGAACAGGCAGCCGCAAGGGAAGCCAGAGCAGCAAGAACAGAAAGGAAAAAAGCATTAGATGCTGTTGAAAGCATGAGTGATAAAGATTTGATTGATTTTGCTGATGCGATGATTTGGGATAGTGCGCAAGACCCTCAAATACTTAGAAATATGGCTGAAGAACTTGCCGAAACAAATCCTGTTTACTTCAATGAAAAAGTTTCAGGAAAAACAGTAGAGTATCAGGCGGCAGTAAAACAGGCTATGAATAAAGGAGCTATTATATTTGATCCGGCAGAGTATTCGTTTCGCTATGGTGGAAATAAACAAATAATAACAACATTAAGTCCGGCAGGGGATAAAAACGAAGTGGAAAAATTTGCGGAGTGGTTACAGGTTGGAGGCTCTAAGGGAGAACAAGCGTATAAAAAGATTAATGAATTAATAAAAGTTTGATTTGGTTGTGACGGGGAAACCCTGACGCTGACTGGTTGCTTTAGCAATTGTTGGCCATTTTTAAAAACTAAATACAATGGCTTTAACCGTAGATTTTTCAGCAGAAAACATATTGGGTGCGCCGGGTGATTTGTTATTTACCGACTTATCTACCGGTACTGATGGAACAATTACACAGCGTAGAATATACATTGCAAAGTGGGATGGTAGTTTTTTGGTTATTGAAGGAACTGCAACCGATTATGAAGTATGGTCTGGATTTCCCGGAACCACTACCATTACACTGGAAGATATTTTAGATAAAGATTATGCAGTAATAGTTACAGTACAATGGTTGACAGCGGGAGGAACAGTAGTTTACGATAAAGTAAGAAACTACGGATTTCCAGAATATAATGAGGAATTTGATTATTCCCTGACTGAAATGCTGTCGGGGAACCCTCTTTTAATAAACGACCAAAACTTCTATACAAGCAAGAGTGATTTGAGGACTGATATTGATTCAGGAAATAAGGCCATAGAGCGATGGTCGGATATTTATGCAGCGCAACAATGCTACGATAGGGCAACACAGTTAAGGACTAATTCACAGTATTACTATAACGAAGCAGTATAATGACAGTAGCCGAAATTATTGATATTGCAATAGGCTCTCAGCCACTTGCTGCAAACGATATAGCAAGGAAAGGTAATGCAGGCGGTACGGTTGATTTAAGATTGCCACGTAAAATTTACATGATACGTAAAAATGTAGAAAGACGTTATGGGCAAGACCCAACAGATACTACATTGACGGCTACGGCTAATTACTTACTAGCATTATGTCAGCCATACGGATTAGCAGCACAAAATAAAAGCGGTATTGCTGGAACTATTGCGGGGGTATCAACAACAGGAGGAACACCAGATAGAATAGACTTCAAAGTAGATAGTTCAACGTCCTACATGATTACTGGACAAAGCTCTGTTACTATTACAGCCTTTATTGGATTTAATTTGGAGGTGGATAGAAATGGAATACCGCAATCTACTTTGTCGTCACAGGCTTCGTATTTTACGTGGATAAAGGCAACAGGGCTATTAACGATTTCACCGGCTTTGAGTGATGAAGAACTTATAGCTTTAATACCGAGTTAGAACTTATGGGAAAAATAACACACCTTTTGATGCCAGACATTTCAGATAGCATCTATTATAGATTCTGGTCTAGGGTAATTTTGTTAGCAAATGTAGATAAGTGTTGGGAATGGTCTGGGGCTAAGTGGGGTAAGGGTTATGGGTGTTTTAGAATTAAAAAATTAATATACAATGCTCATAGGCTAGCCTTTTTTATACAAAACAAAAAAGACCCATTAGAATTACAAGTATGTCATAAATGCGATAACCCGAGTTGTTGCAATCCAAATCATTTATTTTTGGGAACCAACAAGGATAATTATGAAGACTGCTTAAAAAAAGGAAGATATAAGCCACCTCCATTACCAAGTACTATAAAAAGAAACTTAGCAATAGGGGATAGAAATAAAAGTACTAAATTAACTAAAGATCAAGTAATTGCTATTAGAGAGGCGTATAGTAATGGCGGTAGGAGACAATCAGAATTAGCCAAAGAGTACGGGCTTAACCAATCAAGTATCAGGGATATTATTATTAGGCATACTTGGAAACATATTTAAACGATAGGGCATGGTAAAACAATTTACGTGTGGGGTAGGTAATGGGCCAGTAGCAGGTCAAAGTATATTTCAGGCAGAATTTTTAAAAAACTGTATCGTGAACTTTATAATAGTAAATAATATCCCGGAAAATCAATTGAACCCATCGCCAAACTTTAAACACTCTTACGTTGAAGGCACAATAGACCGTTCTCCAAATGTTTGGTTTGTTTCAGATAAATTGATAATTGACTTTGAACCATGTAATAATTGTAAATGAAAAAATTAATACTAATATTAATCGTTATACTATTTTCAATAAGTGGTTATTCTCAAACATTTAGTATCACGCAATCAATTGGAAGTAAGCCAACTAAAGTTCAAACAGCAGGAACATTTTCATCTTTAACCGGATTTGTTTATAATAGCTTCGATGATACCGCAGCCGCTAATGTTCCATCATATATCCGCTTCACTCCCGGAATGGTAATTCTTACAGCAGCAAATCAATTATGGGTAAGAAATGCTACTGCATCCGCATGGGTTCTTTTATCAGGAGGTGGAGGGGGAACGGTTACAGGGGCACAACAGGGAGTTAATTTAAACGGTGCAAATGTTGAATTAGGTGGCGTATTTACAACAGCCCGTAGGATATATACAACCAGTACGGCTAAACTGGGTATATCAGGTACAAACGGTACTGACAGCGGATATATTTATATGGATAAGCAGTTATTCACGAATAATGCGGCTCTTGGTGTTTTTGGATCAACAACGGGATTAAAATCGGAAGTGCTTGCCTCATCATCAACTGCTAATGACGGTACAAATATAAGGGTACAAACATCAAAGAGTAATAAGATTAACTGGCTTTTAAGTGACTCCGCAAAAATACAGCTATACGCTTCAAACACTACCGGTGCTACTAACGAAATGTTCATAGATGTATATCCGGATTCGGCGGCTATTTGGAGAGGGAATAGATCATCTCAACTTAACTTATATGAAGGTCATGCCGATCAATGGGCAAGAGACAGTTTAATATGGCGAATGTCGGATAGGTCAGCAGCCTTTTTACTCAATCCCGGAGTTGCTGAAATATACGGCAATAGCTCAGAGATTTCCGTAGCCGATGCAGGGATAGCAATACAGCCTTATCTTGGGCTATTATCGGTTGATACACTGCTCCGGTCGGCTTCACCAACAGACAGCATTGTGGTAAGAGAAACAGGAACGGGATTACTAAAGACAAGGGCGCAGAGTGATATTGGTACTGCATCAAATGGAATATATAAATCAGGTAATGACTTCCGATTTGGTGGCCCTACTGTTGATGAGGCAAAAAGTGTGTCGTTTACAGAAGCCAGATATACATGGCTAAGAAATAACAGTTTTTCATTCAGGGATTCAAGCAACATTTTAAATCCCACTTACATAGTAGACGACAGGCTTACTGTTGATTTTACTAAAACAGGTGCAGGTAATGGAGACGGAATAGTAACATTACAAGCTGAAAATTTCGGGTCGATTGGATTTAAGTATGTAGGAGCCGATCCGGGTTATGTACGTAATCAGGTAGAAAATACTGTTACCCCTACACAATCAGCAGCAGTAGGTATTAATTATGCAGCAACAGCCAGTGGATTTTCAAGTAGAAATACTTTCGGTGGTCAAATAGGTCAATTCTTCTTAGGCGCAAAAAATAATACATTTGCCGATAGCTGTCTTTCTATTATAGTACAAGGAGGGGCTGGTATAAGACTTGCGGCATCTAATTCTGGTTATATTAAATTTACCGGAAATGTTAACGATGGGTTTACTGAATACGGAAGATTCGCCGCAACTACCGGGTATTTAGGAATAGGCACTCAAACACCAGATAGTATGCTCACCGTTACACAGGGGATATATGGTCAGCGTGGAGTTAGATTTAGTGGTCTGCAACGAGCGCCCGGTTTATATGCAGTACGACTTGATGCAGCAGGAAACCTTACTTATGCTGACACTACCACCGGAGGTTCTTCAACATGGAACGGGATAACAAACCCAACAGGAGATCAAGCATTAACATTTGATGCAGGAGAATCATCTACATGGACAAATAGTAACACTACGGAAGATTTGTTTACTGTTAATACTTCAACTTTAACAACGGCAAATCAATTAAGTCTTGTTTCAACTTCAACGGCTTTGGCAGCAGGAAATGAAATGCTAAACATATCTGTATCAGGAGCCAATGGAACAAATGCTATTACGGCAACAGGTGCAAGAATAGCGGTGACCAATACAAATGCCACGTCAGGAACCAATGTTGGGTTATCATTATCTGCAACAGGCGCGACTACTGATAACTTCGCTTTAGATATTACAGGTGGTGGGTTAAGAGTAAGGAGTAATGTAACTTCAATAAACTCTGTTTTTACAAGTGTTTTTGGAGCATCTAATGCCGACACAAGAGCTGCATTTTTAACAAGCAATTCAGCTGGAAGCGCAGTGTTACTGTCAAATGCTTCTAACTTAGGAACTGGATATTACATTGGAGCATTAACCAATGATATGGTATTTAACAATATCAGTGCAGTACAGAAAATGAGATTAACAAATGCAGGGTCAGTTATAGTCGGAAGTGGAACTACCGCTACTGGTTGGTTATCATTGCCAGCAGGAACGGCAACAGCAAATACAGCACCTATTAAATTGGTTACAGGAGTAAACCTGACAGCAGCAGAAGCGGGAGCAATTGAATATACTACACCTCAGTTATTCTTTACAAATGGAGGTGGACAAAGACAGGAAATTCCACAGATACAGCAATCAAGGGTATCAACCCAATTCGATAAAACAAGTAGCACAGCCCTTGCGAACATAACTGGACTAACCGCTACCGTTGTGGCCGGAAAGACATATAGATTTGAAGCTACATTATATACCACTTCAAATGTAGGTGGTGGTGTTCAGTTTGCTATTGCCGGTACAGCTACTGCAACAAACATAATATATGAAGGATTGACAACGGATGCAGGATTAACAACACAAGGAAGAGGAGCAGCACTTGCTACATCAGTAGGAGCGGTTACGGCGGTTACAGCAGCGATATGTAAAATATCAGGGACTATAAGTGTTAACGCAGCCGGAACTTTAACGTGTCAGTTCGCCCAAAACGTAAGTAATGGAGCAGCATCAAGTGTACTTGTAGGATCAACATTCGTATTAACGGAAATGTTATGAGAATAAAAATAATCATATTACTGCTTTCATTTTACTTTCCAGTTTGTGGGCAGAAAGGGTTAATGATTAAACAAGGCGATACGCTTGTATTTGTAAGGGGTGTAGGAGATACGTTGCGGATCAATAAATGCAATATACAGGGTGGAGGGGCATCAACATGGGGTTCTATTACGGGTACATTAAACAATCAAACGGATTTACAGAACGAATTAAACGCAAAGCAGAATACAATAACTGTTTTACCATTTGCTAACGGAGGTATATCAGGAGCGCAGGCAGCACCGGCAACAACCGGAACGATGACTATAAACATGACTGCATCCGTAATAACGATAACACCTACGGGGGCTGTTACGTTTAATGCGAGTGGAGGTGTAGCAGGGCAAAGAGTCACCTTTGCAGTAACAACAAGCGGTACAACATCGTTTACGATTACATTTGGAACTAATTTCAGGAAAGTAGGAACATTAGCAACAGGAACAGTATCGGCAAGATTTTTTAGCGTTACTTTTGTTTGTATAAATGGTATTATCTGGCAGGAGATCAGCCGTACAGCAGTACAGACTTAAACTTTATAAAATGAAAATAATATTATCATCAATTATTATTTTATTATCACTTAACTGCTTTTCACAGGATAGCAGCCTAATAAAGATATCAGTAGTTCTTACGTGGAAGGAAGTTCATTACATGGGTTCATTCATTTATGATAATGATGAAATATTTGGCGATTTGGCTGATACGGTCAAAGTAAAGATAAGAGGACAATCAGACCCGTCAGAAGCAACTTCAGTTACAATTATATCTTCCATAGGAACATGGTTAGCCGTTGAAAGAAGATTAAGGGATGATTATGTTGCTACCAGTACAGCAAATGGGAATAGTAGCGTATGGAGAAAGGTTGATGACGCATTGCTGCTACTAACTACCCAAACATATTTGCAAAGAAAGATAACAGAAATGAACGCAACCGATTTATCTGCATATCAATCACGTAAAGCATACGGTAAATTTAAGAATCGAAGACAATAAAACCAATATATGAAGTATATACTTATCATTAACCTGAAATAAAATATATGAAACTCCAAGTAAAGACTCCCCCATCACTAACAGAACAAACAGTAACAGTAGAGGTTTCAGACCCTATGCTTATCGGAAGTACGATTACAGGGACTACGCCCCCGACAACTACTACTCCGCCGCCTGTTGACCCGCCACCAACCACTACGCCGGGACTTACAGGATATGGAACCATTGTTTCATTCAAGGAATTTAATACGCTTGATCCTGCTCAATTAGGGAAAGGGAAAGTTGTTAAAAGCCCTACTAATCCAAATCAGAATGTATTTAACGCTATTGTAGACGCTGGCGATCCCCCTATTTCATCTGGTTATAGGTCAGAACAGAATTGGGATCAGACACCAACCGAAGGGGGCTGTGAATTTGACATTTATTTTATTAAGACATACGATAGTTCCCTTATCTGGCAGATACATGGTAACACTTCAGGAACATCGGGAGTGACTTCTATTTGGATGGCTGGTAATAATAAAATACAGCTTATTACTTCAGATGAAAATCACAATAATAAATACTTCCCTATTGATTGGACATTTTCGCTTAATAAGTGGTATCATTTCAGGCATGAAGTTTTCCTTTCCGCAAGCGGATATCATCGGTTATTTATTGATAAAAAATTGGTTGTTTCCGTAAATGGTAAAATGAATGATTCAAAGGGAGCCTATGGAAAAATTGGGATTAATCAATTCGACAATAAAGGAAGTAGCAGTATATTATATGATAGCTTCACTATCTTTAAAAAATAAACTTATGAGTATTATACCATTAATCTTATTAGTATTTGCGGTTGTACTGCTTGTACTTATTGTTGCCGGTGTGCCGGTAAGCCAGAAGGTTTTAAATATACTGTTCCTTATAATGATAGTTCTGCTTTGCTTTAATGGAATAGGGTATCTTAACTATAAAGTATGAGTGATGCCGTCGTGATAGCAATTATTGGCGGCATCGTATCAACGGTGGGGCTTATCATTGGAGGTATTATAAAAGTAAGATTGGATAATATTCATAAACAGATTAACAGCCGGATGGATGAACTACTAAGATTGACAAGGGAATCAAGTGAAGCAAAAGGGGTATTGAAAGAGAAAAATGATCAGGCAAATAAAACATCGTTATAATGCAAACAACAACTTCACCTATCGGGACACTCAATTTAAGAGACTTGTTACGTGGGCTGCTCGTAGCAGTTATTACCCCGGTCTTTACGATCATTGGTAGCTCTATTGATGCAGGTACATTGACCTTTAACTGGAAACTTATTGGAGGTGTTGCTTTGTTTGCAGGGTTGAGTTATATAGTTAAAAATTTTCTTACACCCGCAACAGTAGTTATACCTGTTACTAAAGAAGAAATTAAATCAATCAAAGACGGTGACAAAGAAGCCGTTATTACCCAAACTGAATAAAAACTATTTTATATGCCAACAGGATTAGAAGATGTACCAACAATGACGTTGCTCGACTACGTTTATGATTGCGAGTTTTCAAACAGACAAAACGCCTATGATGAACTAAAGGCAAGAGAAATAAAGGAAAATGATGCAGATGACAGTACGCAGCATCGTGGCGGCATTCGACCGGGGCATTCACCGCTTGTTGGATGAACAAGATTGGAGCAATATTTTTAAGAGTGGCCCACTTATTGAATAAGTTCATTGGGTGGCTAGAGAAAAACGTTGTAAATATTATTCAGATAACCATTGTTTGGTGCATAATAACATCAGCAATACCATTACTTTATTCATGGTTTAAGGATGATACGATAACGATAGTAGATTATATCTATTTCATTTTCTCTTTCGGAAGGGACTTGTTATTATTATTGACAATTTTTTTGATAATTGATAAGAAGTACAGGTTTCTGATATGGCCATACTTAGTGTATATTACAATCGTTTTTATATGGCAAATAATCGCTACAATAACAAAATGGGACATGGGCAACCCAATAGCAGTAATAATAATATTTTCAGCCCTTCTAACTGGCGTGATTATTCTTTTACGGAAAGACCTTATCAACAAGCCAAAACGATAATAATGTTTTATGCGGACATTCTCGGAATAGCAGGAGTTTCAGTTACAGCCTTTGGCCCCCTAGACACGCTGCCAAAAATACTTGTGTTCATTGTGTGCTTTATATGGCTTTTAGCAAGGTCTATTATGTATTGCGCTAAAGTATATGACTACATCGTTACCTCATCCAGAGCAAGGCGGAGAGCCAGAATACAAGATCAACGGGAAGGGCTAAATGGTAAACACCAAAGCAGATGATCAGCCGTTTCAACTTCATACTAATAATAGCTTTAATTATACTGGCAATTGTATTATATATTTTATTAACCCAAAAATAAAAACATCATGGCAGAATTATTAGGAATAGAAAAACTAAAGAAAGCTGTAAGCCTTTCGATAAGTATGTCAGCAGAGCTTTCCCATATCAAAAAAATTAATATCCTTACTGCATTAGGATTATTAGGGGAGTTAAAGGAATTGCTTGATATGGTTAAAAACCGTAAGGACGTACTGGCAGAGTTAAAAGACCTTTCCCCGGTTGAACGCACAGAATTATTGGAGTACATTAAGGAAGAATTTTCTATCCCCAATGATAAGTTGGAATCATTCATTGAATACTCTTTAACATGGGCTGAGTCAACTATAACCATGATTGAGATGACAAAAACGCTTTAATAATGGAAATCCTACTTGAAAGAATACATTTAAATGAAGAATGTACAGAGGGAAAGCTATTCATTGATGGCACTTTCTTTTGTTATACAATTGAAGACAAAGTAAGAGCAAAGCCGGGAGAGTGGAAAACGGAAGTTAAAGTATATGGTAAGACTGCTATCCCCTACGGTAAATATCCTGTACTGGTAACATGGTCAAATAGATTTAAAAGACAACTAACGGGAGTATTTAATGTCCAAGACTTCGAAGGAATACGTTTACATAATGGCGTAAACGAAACATCAAGTGCAGGCTGCATAATTGTAAGCAAAAAGCAAGACCCAAAAGGGAAGCGTTTAATAAACGATAAAACAGCCATGAATGAGTTATGCGATCTGGTTGCAGTAGCTCAAAAGAAAGAAAAAGTATGGCTTAAAATAGTGGATAAGAAAGAAGATTCGCTATAAAAAAAGCCCGCTAAGAATAGCAGGCTCGGTATTAAATGTTAGAATAAAGACTATACACTTACTGGTTAATTAATGATTTAGTGACAGTTGTGAATGCAATTTTGGAATATCATCCATGAAGATGGAGGAAAGTTTCCAAGTTCTCCTTCTGGAAAATGGGGAACGAATGGCTGATTAATATAGTTAAGTGAACATTGATATTGGCAGGCAAATCCATAGGGGAATACAGGGCCTCGCTGTAATTCTTCATTAATATTCCAATGAGCGTTAAAATCATTGATATAGTCAGCTATCCCATTGAATATATCAATAGAATCTTGCTTCCCTGATGACTGCGAAAGCAAATCTCCCTTAGAGATTAAATAGTCATGCGCCTGAGCGGTAGCTACAACGAATGATGGTGGTTTGGGTTTTGATACAAAGGCAGCAGTAATCACCGCTGTAATGATAATTGATAGAATGATTATTTTTTTCATACTTTTTGTTTATTGAAAGTGTATAGTTTTTTAAAAATTTATTCTGGCCGTAGAGATAATTCCTGAAAGTGTACTCCCGAATCGGTAAAAACATAGTAGGAGCAATCATTGTATAAGTGTTTACAATCCTTCCCATGATTGTAAAGGATAAAAGCGTATATTTTATTTCCAATATTATTTGGACGATCTTTTACATCTTCCCCAAACTTTTTTATCACAAGTTCATTGAAACGATCTGGGGAGCTATTCTTTCCAATGTAGTGGTATTCGTAGCCAAGATAGGTGAATAGTTCTCCGTGGTTTGATGTTGTTTGTAGTATCACGATTAAAGTGTTTTAATTAAGTCAGAGATTTCCCCTGCAATTTCATCGGGTCGGCGGCCTTGATTTTCTTGTAATGCTTTTTTCAAGTCTTTGCCAGCAACACCTAAATCAAACAAACTTTCTAGTTTTTCAGATTTAGTAGAATCAGGGCATCTGTCAAACTCTAAGGCAGCTATATATGCGGCATTGAGTTTTTTTAGGTTAAAAATATTTTCTTCCATATTTTTGTTTTTAGTCCTTTAAGTAATCAGTAATTTCTCCGATTGTTTTTATTCCCTCCAACAACTGCGCACTTGTTGAAGTGATAATAGCCGTAACGTGCGGGTGATGGTTTTCGGCTAAGTATTTTATTAGCGGGAGTGCCGCTTCTTTAAATGCGTCTGGTTCTGGTTGCGCTACAAATGGCGCTAACGCTTCTTGCATAACCGGGTGTACATTTTTCATTTTTATTTGTTTTAATTATTTACAGAATTGTTTTCTCATAGCTTGTGTTAGGCCAAAAGGCTGCAATTAAGAAAGTAAATACTGCTACGATGGTAATTAAGAGTGTCATAATGTTTTATTTTGGCAAGTATACCGATTTACACGCAGGTTGAAAATTATTAAAAACCATTTAATTGTAGGTAATTGGACTAAACAATTAGTGGCCTATAACTTTTCTCTTTAGCTGCGAAATCAATTTGTGAACGGCATCTCTTGAATTATCGTTAGCGTGAGTGCCCAAGTCATAAGTTGCCTTATGTATTCCCCCGTCAGGTGATGAGGTAAAAGTAGCATTCCCAATAATATCGCCTCCTGAAAAGGATATATTATCTCCGTTATAATCTACGGTAAAATCAATGCCATTTATCGTTATAATTTCAGTCATGGCTTATTCTGTTAATCTTTCTTTTTTGCGCTGTGGTTGGTAGCATCCTTAACGGATGCTTTTATTATATCCATGAAGCTACCTGTTACCGATAGCTTATTATCGTAGCTACCCCTCTTTACCTCTTTGGGAGCCTTTTTAGCGGGTTGTTTTTTCTTTGAGGCTTTTGCCATGTACCAAAGGTAGATTATTTCTTCCTTTTCAGCTTTAGCAGGGAGATAGCTTCTGCCAGAATTTCCAAATCTTCTATAAAGGTTGATATGTGCTTTCGTTCAATCCCAGTAGAAAAGTGGCTGTTTTCGGTAAGTAAAGCACAATCCCGAAGTTTTGAGAGATATTCCTTTGCTTCCCACAAATGGTAATCACTTGCAAATTCATCTATAACATTTGCAGGCGATTCCTGCAATTCTGTGTCCAATAAGATAGGCTTATTGAAGAACTGTTTGTGTTGTTCGAATATATTCATAAAAAAGGCATGAGTCTCTACAATCGTTCTGAGGTCGTAGGAGACCTGTCCACGAAAGAGAGAACCCATACCTATAAAGTATAGGTTCTTTTGCCTCTCTCCCTGTGGACTTGAAATTCCTACGTTTCAGAACAGGGATAAAAGCGAAAGCCCATTAATAGCGTTTCGCAAGTTAAATGTAAGTAAGTTTCCAATTCGGAACGAATCCGTTGACAAATATTTTATCAGGTATGGGTATTATTGACCTATGCCAATAAGTAAAAGCCAACAAAAGAAGCTGACAGCTTTAGGTCAAAGGGTAAAAGCCATAAGGGAGCAAAAGGGGTTTACATTGGAAAAACTGGGTGAATTAATTGATAAGGAAAGACAGTCTATTAACCGATTGGAAAAAGGGGCTGTTAACCCAAGTTATTTATATCTACTAGATATATGCAAAGGACTGCAAATTGATATAACAGACCTATTAAAAGGCTTATCAGAGTAGAAAATCACTTCTTTTTATCCCGATTCCTTTCTTCTTTTAGTTTAGATTCCTATCCCGCTACCATTGGTCAACAACGCCCTGCAAAAATATATTTGCGTACATTTGTCACATCTCATATATTTGCTCCTATAATTATACTAATGGCAAATACAGGTCATATTACTGATGAAATAATACTTAAAGACTCTATCTCTAAGCTAAAGAAGTTGATGGAGGAAGATAGGGTGGCAGCTATTGAAAAAGAGAAAAGGGACAAATCTATTCAAAGGGCACGCCTTATTATAGAACTCTATTCAGACGGTAAGCCCATTGAAGATTTACTAAATAGCGCTGAGATGCCTACTAGTCTATTCGAGGGGCTACCTACTCAAATAAGGACACAAATGGCAGACAGCGAGAAACCTAAGTTTGAGTACCCTCATGGAAAAATGTGGAAACATAAGATTATTGCCGTTGTAAAACATGAAAATAGAGTGCTTTCAGTAAAGGAGATTGTCGATATCATTCAAAAATTTGAACCAAATTATACTGAAAAACAATTAACAGGATTGGTTTCTAACACGATAACTATCAAGCTGGTAAAAAATAATATATTGAAAATACATAAAGACGGGGGAAAAGGTTATTATTACGGCAGTCCCCTTTGGTGGGATGATAACGGGGAATTAAAAAAGGAATTTTATCCAATAAAAAAAATGGAAAAGATATGGTAATAAAAAAATCCATCTAACACGCCTTCAAACCTGTAAGATGGATTTAATAATAAACTTCAACATATAAGGGACAACGGCTGGTGTAATCAACACATTGAGATTTGACCTCAAAGTAGCGGACAATCCGCACCGTTCCCTTTTTGTCTATAACAAAAGTAGGTGAAAAATATTAAATAGCAAATTTTAGGTGCTAAAAATGCTGAGGCAGCGTGTAAGGGTGTTCGCACAGACGAGGCCACATTAGAGTCGGGACTAGTGTCTGTGACCAGTCCCCCACCCCCAAGCAGACGGCCTCTTTACAGGTAAAATGAAGAGCTTCGCGGGCAATTCAGGAGGCATACCATTTTTCGGTATGCCTTCCCTGTTTTCAAATATAGCTAATCTTCGGGAAATAGCTTTTTCCACTCAGTTGTCAATACTGAGTAGGTCGTTCTTTCCCGCTCAGCATTTTTTACCATAGCATTAAACACCTGAGCGGGGGTTATATCCTTCCGGTTGTACCTAAAGCTGCACTCGTCCGAATACTTTTGCAAATGCTGAGGACTGACAACATGATGCGTACCGATAATTGTCCTTTTAAAGTGGCTCCAATAATTCTCAATACCATTGGTCGAAAAAGCTCCATTCACGTAATTTTCTTCTGAGTGATTTACCGTTATACGAAAGTAATCTTTATCTAAAATGTTGTAGGCTCTTAACTCGTCCGTTACCATAATTGCCTTTTTCTCTATTGAATCGTTAGCAAACTTTTGGATATTATCTTTATCCACTACACCGATGACTTTTGTTTTCACTTGCCCACGCAATCCTATTGCCCCCATTACAATTGCTTTCCCTGAATTTGCTGCACGTCCTTGCGAATTGGGTATTCTTTTATACCTGTGTTTATTCCGGGATTTAGCACCCACAAGCGTTTCGTCAATCGCTGCGTAGTCCCTTAATAACTCAGGACTGGTATCTGTCAGCATTTCACGGAGCCTGTGGTTAATGTACCATCCGGTTTTTTGACTAACTCCAATTCTCTTTGAAAGTTCAATTGAAGAAATGCTTTTTTTGCGGATGCTTATTTCATAGATTGCCTTTAGCCATTTTTTAAACGTAACCTTGCTACCTTCAAAAATTGTCTTTGTTCTTACGGTAAATGGCAAACCACATTCCCTGATACCGCACCTGTATGACGGAATATCTTTAAACTTTCCCCTGGGTGTTACATTATAATATTTCACAGAACCACAATGAGGGCAAACAGGCGTACCATTTTCCCATCTTTCTTTTTCATAAAACTCGTAACAAGCCCTTTCGCTATGAAAAAACTCATTAAATTCATCTTCTGTTTTGAAATTGAAATCCATTTTATTCAGTTTATTAATTTGTATTCAATTGTAATACAAATTGGTCAAAAAAAATTACTTTTTCTTTTTAGAAAGGTCAACCATCTTTCTAAGCTGAACTCTAATATAATCAGCCAGTTTACGGCTATCTACGTCTGCCATTTTTTGAAGATCAGCCTTTAATTCAGGCTCTACCCTTAGAATAATCGTTTCAGATTTATTATCTTGTTTCATTGCTTATGTAATATACAAAGTATTTCATTGTAATACAAATTCATTCCTGAAAAGCTCCCATGAAATAGTAATTTTACTATACGTATTTAGACGTAGTTTTTTTTATAACTAATTAATAATCAAGTATGACTTATGCACAAATCGTTGAAAACTATAACTTTTTTTACGGAGGCTTCCTTCATACCTTTATATTCATTAGCAGGTGTGGATAAAAAGTTTATAATTTTGTCAAATGCTTGTAAATGCCTCCATTCCCCTTTCAAACACTTCCAAATACTGATTATCTTATGAGAGCCATGATGTTTAAAAACCTTTGACCTTATCCAACATAATTACTATGAACCAATACAGAGAATATATAAAAGATCTTGCAAAGCAAGGGAAGAGTGTCGTGTTTTATAATTCAGGGCCAGATCATGCAGCACTGGTAATGGCTACTATTTTCGCAACCGCAAAAGATACTATAAGAGTTTTTGCAGGAAACTTCTCTGGAGAAATATCTTCAAAAGAAGAATATAGAAATGGGCTTGAAAACTTTCTTAGCAGAGGGGGTAAAATAAAAGTATTGCTCGAAAAAGAAAAATTTGAAAGCAGAACAGAAGAGCCAAAAATATTTGATATTCTTAGATTTTATTCTATTATAAATCCAAAGAATGTGGAAGTCAAAAAGCATTCAAATAAGCTGTTTAGAGCGGGAGAGGAAAAAGAAAAAAACCAATTGCATGAAATACATTTTACTGTCGCCGATGGCAAAATGTACAGAGTAGAGGATGATACGAAATCTTTTACCGCATTTGGTAATTTTAATGATGCAGAGGCATCTAAAAATCTGTCTTTAATTTTCGACGACATATTTAATGATATAACTAAGTCAGAACCTGTCCACCTTATCTTAAAAAAATAGACATTTTGGAGCACTTCGGCCACTTCTTTGAGTTCTTTGCAGCTCTCAATTCGGCATATATTGTATCGAATCACTTTATCGAATCTTTGATACGAAAGGTTAATAACCATTTTGTCTATATAGAGAAAGAGCTAAAACTAATAAGTAGTATTCAAAGCAATAATATAGAAAGATTAATTGCTGAAGGCGACAAGTGTAATGGTATTGGGAATGCTGAAGCAGTTGTTAGGAAATTGAACGATGAAAACGAAGCAATTCAGAAAAATATATCTTCTTTACATACAGAATTAGAGCACTCCATTCAGCAAAACTCTATTTCCGAAAACTTTAATTATCTCTGTTTATTCGGTGCTTTATATTGTATCTTAATCCTTCTTTTGAATGGTTTTGAGCTTGATTTCTCAGAACCAATAAATAGAGAATTATTTGGGCTTTTTAATATTCTATCCATTTTGATATTAATATGGATATTTAAGGATAAGAAATCTAACTTCTTTAAAAAAATTGCCCCCTCATATAATAAAGTTTTAATCGTATTTCCAATTTGTATTTTTCTTGTTTATCCGGTCTTTTTTTATTTACAAAAATGGTTTCCCGCTATTAATTGCCAGTATGATTTTTCTTGGTTTAATTTAGGTTTGAGTGTTTTGTTACCTACAGGTCATTTCATTTATTATTCATTGAAGTCTTCAACGAAGACAAAAAAACAATCTAAGGGTTTAAAGCAAAAAAGCTCCGAACTAAAATTAGAATGTGAGGATTTTGCTAAAAAAATTCAAACTGCTTTTGATACAGTTAATACAATGGTAAAAGAAGGGTAGGCTCATTTTGCCTAAAAGTGATAGAATTTAAGACCTTTGGAGTAGGTCAAAAGATTATATTATTACAGATTTTCCCCTCTGCGTGTAAATGGGTATAATTGCCTTTATTTTTAATGTTGCTAAGATAGTAACCTGTTTTGACATTTTTTTACGGTTTCCCGTAAACGATGATATTTTTTTTAAAAAACTCCCGGTAATCAGCCGGGAGTAACCACTCTAAAAAATGGTACGGATTGTACCTGTTATGAAAACTAATATTAAATAACTTGGTTCGGATTATATTTTGGGATTACTACTGTTTTCGGAGCATCCGACTCTTTTGAATTAGTGCTTTCCCCGCATTTCTCACATTTCATGTCAGGCACTACATTGTTATAATAGTTTGAATCATCATATCCATAATTATTATTTTCTTCGTGGCCGCAATGTTCGCAAGTGGCATCATAACAGAAATCCCTTCTGTTCCAATTGTAAGTTTTTGTTATTTTCATTGTTGTTTATTTTTACGCATCCACCGAAATAGAAACTTCCTTTTGTTCTATTTCTAATAATAGGGTTTCGTAGTCGTCTTTAAGATCAGGGTATTTCTGTTTGTACAGGTAAAGGATAGTATGGCAGCTATCTAAGTGAAATGCGTTGGTGGATGACTGAATACATTGCCGTACCCAAGTAAAATCTTTGTTCATATAGAATCATTTTTATTTTCAAATCTCTTTTGAAAGACATAAGGGATGCGGGCCAAGATAATACAAATTACCAACCAGTACGGCCAAGCAACGGATAGAAAGTTAATTAGTTTGTGTAACATAGTGGTTTAGTTTTAGTAGTAAATAATAGATGTACCCATGTTGTCAGTCCGTAGTTTGCGAAGGACATTACATAATATTTCTCCATTTGCCCGGTTTTCTTCTTCAATGCAATCCGAAATACAATCTGCAAGTGCATTAAAAAATTCAGCATGAGTATCAAATATTATTCCGCAGGTTTTATTACCATACATATTACGGCCAGAATATTTTTCCCTTTCTTCGCCACCGTATTGGCTGAGTAATTCCATTGCTTCTTTTGTCATTTCAGTATTTTTTAATGATTACCTGATATATTTTTATCTCCTTCAATATCTTCCTCAATGGCTTGCGCTCTGCTGAATAGACCGGAGGGGATATCATCCGGCCCCTCTATTTCGTCCTGAATATCTTTTAAGGTTAAATCGCTGCATTGTACCAGATGGATTTTAACGGCCATTGATAGCTCTCCAAATGATGCTGCGTATCTTGCAGGATTATTCCCTTTTGTGCTTCCAACCGTCTTTAAAAGGGCTGATTTTAGCTTTTCAAATGACTTGCCTAAGTCAACGTCTTTATGTAGTTTCATGGTACATTAGTTTTAAATTCTGGAAATTCGGTTATGAAATACTCGTGTGAACTAAGAAACATTTTGCCTTCATCTGGACTTCCTTTTGAAGCGTATACATTTATCATATTTTGTTTTCCCGCATTATAAGCCCTACAAATGTTCATGTAAAACCCTTTTTCAAGGTCTTTAAGCCGTTCATTTTCCTCTAACAGTTCATTACGCTGTTTTGCTACTATATCGTAATTGGCAGCCTTTGTAATGTTTGCTATATTGTTTAATAAGTCATCCATGATTTTAAGTATTTAAAAGAGTTATCAAATAGAGTTCTTTGTCTTTTCAAGGGTGGTACGAATTTTTTTAGCTATTTTAAGAAGCGGCTCAACCAACGTGCTGTGATGTCCTTCATTATTAGCTTTAATTTCTAAAATATTTGCTGCCTTTTCAATATATAAAGGAAGATCATTAACATGGGCAAAGTGGAATTTTTTATCCAAAGTGAGCGCATCCCTCAGTAGCTTTACATCTTCTTTCAGGGAAGTGTTTTCTGCTTTCAAAGATTTATATTCATTGCAATAATGGGCAACAACAGGAGCAAAGTGTGTGTACTGTGAATTAATAGTCCCAAATACTATTCCTCTTAATTCGTCCAATACTATAACTCCTTTACTATTATCAACAGCCAATTTCGGCAAGCCTTCTGCATTGTCTGTTGGTTGTGGGGTGGGTAAACTCCTGTCGCCAAATGATAATTCCATTTCTTCCTGACTTAAAGGAATGTTTTTATTTTGTTTCATAAATAGTAATCATTTTAAGTTTTTAAAAAATGGGAAGGATGCTCTCAAACCGTGGATTAGTTTTCCCCCTTCCCGGATTCAAACCGTCCCTGTTCAATTAGTTTTTAGTTTTTCCTTCTTTTTACTTTCAAGGGTTGACATCCAGAATGTTTCCAGTTCTTTATAAATCCAATCAGCCATTTCACTTACCTGACCATAAGGAACAGAATGAGAAATATCCCATTTGGTGTTATAAACATCCTTCGTTTTCATCGTGTCTATGGTAATGGCATTAGTTGATAACTGTTCCCATTTAATAGCACATATTTCATCACTGTTTCGGTGTTCGAAGAAGGCAATATTTATTTGCTTATCCATATTACGAGAACGCATATAAATTACATAACCCTGCTCCCTGCAATTTTCCCACCTTGAAATTTTAGGTTCTGCCAGATACCTTTTTTCTTCATCACAGTAGCTTTTTTCAATTCCATCTGGTTGCTGTAAGTATGCCAACACCCCCTTTGCTTGCGCCTTAGCGCCATCGTCCATATAATTAAATAGGTTTGCCATGTTACTTTATTTTAGATGTTATATACTCTTTACGTGTTGCGCCGTTGAATTGTCTATTTTCGGATACCCAATTTTTTACATATTCGGGAGATATAGAAGATTGTATTTGGCAAGCCTTTCTATATCGCTCCAATTCATCAACCCATATTTTGCCATTACCCTTATTGAACCAATGTTTTTTGTTCTTTGATAGAGGGGTCTGAAGACAAGTTATAATACACGAGGATACTTTTATTAGGCTTGCCCGTTCTTCTCTTTTTAAATCTGCGAAAAGATAATCGAGATAAGTTTTTTTACTTCTGGCAATAATGGGAATAAATGGGTATCTCCTTATTATTTGTTGCCTGTATCCGTAAAATGTGTATATTATTTCTAGCTGCATGATTAATTAGTTTTAAGATAAACCCGATATTGTTTTCCGCTTGTCTTACTTGTATAGATAACGAACAATTTACCCCTAGCTGATACATAAACAGGGTATTGGTTGCCCCGGCTATCGGTATAGTGTTTTCCCGTATTGGAATAGCTAACAGCCGTGTCCTTTACTGATACGCTGACATAGTTACCGTCAGGTGTTTGGCGAACGGTTTGAGCTGCTAAATTATATCCCGTAATAACCAATATAGCCATTACACTAAGGATAAAGAAGGCTACTCTTGCGATTTCTTTTAACGATGTTGTTTTCATGATTGTGTTTTTTTATAAGTGATTATTTAATGTTTGTGGTTTTTTCAAAGTTAATATCTGATTCGGTTTCTGAAAATGTGGCCCATCTCCAAGCGTATTTGATGTTAATTGCAAGGTGTTCTAAATAGGAGCAAGTGTAATGCTTTTGCTTTTCATACATCCAATACGGCAGTAATCCATGAACAACACATTTATATATAGCCCTTATCCTCATTTACTTCCATATTTCTTTCAGTTTGCTAACTATGTCTCCCTCTGGCTGATTTATATTTTCTTTCTTTTCAAATAAACAATATTCAGCCTCATCCCCAATAATATCCATGAACTCCGATAGCTTATCTGAGGTTGTTTCTATGCCAACCTGTTTTAATGTTCTTTCAATCATAGCTTTCAGTCTTACTTCGAAATTTTTATCAGACAGATAGGCTACCTCAGAAGGGTATTTACTGTCGTAAACGGGGTTAATTGTTGTTAACATAGTATAAAAAATTAATTGGTTACTAAAATAATCCGCCTCCGTCAACCGTCAACGGTTCGCCTAATCTAACAGCTTCTTTGAGTTGCTTCCAAACAAACTTGTCAAATATGCGAGGTTTAGCGAATAGCAATACCTCTTTGGCTCTGGTGGTTTCAAGCCTTTCATGTTCAATTACAATAGTGTGCACCGTTCGCAGCTTTCCCGGAATGGTTGATATTGAATAGGCTATTTTCATAATAGGCTAAGTATAACAGTTATTACAAGTATGCCAATCATAAGAGTTCTAACTGCTGTTTCAAGTGGGTTCTTTTGGCTCATGATGATAAGTTTTAAGTGGTTAATTACTGATTATCTGCGTCAATAAGACTGTCTAGTTGATTATTCCGGCCATATTGCAGCCGTCCTACTAACTTCATGTCTTCTGTGTATATGTCGTAACCGGCTGAGTCAACATTGAAATGGTATTCGGTTGGGTGCGTAATGGTTACTGATCCGGCTCTTTTACCGGCCATATAGCCCACAAAAAGAAGTCCGGCAATAATAACAGCTACGATAAGGGTTAGTGCTAGTTTCATGATTCTTTAGTTTCATTTTTATTAATGTTGTTCTCGGCAAGCTCCAACCACTTTTTTGCAGCTTCAAAAGCCATTAACCTACAATTACTTTTCAACGATCCGTCATTTGGAAATTCGCTTGTATTGTTCCAGAAATCACCCTCCCATTCTTCCAATGTCCGGTCATAGCATCCCATTTTAACTCTCTTACCATTTTCTTCAGTAATATAAGGAATGACTACGTATGTATATAGTCCGGTGAATGCTGCTGCTGCTTTTATTTTATAGCCCTGCAAGTCTGCGCCCTGCAAGTATGCGCCCTGCAAGTATGCGCCCCGCAAGTCTGCGCCCTGCAAGTATGCGCCCCGCAAGTCTGCGCCCTGCAAGTCTGCGCCCTGCAAGTATGCGCCCTGCAAGTATGCGCCCCGCAAGTCTGCGCCCTGCAAGTATGCGCCCCGCAAGTATGCGCCCTGCAAGTATGCGCCCCGCAAGTCTGCGCCCTGCAAGTCTGCGCCCTGCCTAACCGCTTCAATAAGGGTTTTCTTGATGCTATTATCTTCTGTTTCCAGTTCAAATAATACTTTGCCGGTAAATCTGTTTTTTATTTCAATTTTTAGTTTCATAATTGAGCATTTTTTGATTGTTTAGAGGGGTATAAAATACCGTTTTTGAATGGTTCCCGGTAAACCACTATACTACAACTATTTGGTAACTGTGTAAACGTCAAAGGCTTTGCCGCTTGCAGTTGTTTTAAATTTAAATCCTATTGCTTCAAATATTCTAGGGTAGCATGACACCCCTACGCCACCTTCAAGGGATGGTAAAATACCATATCCGGCTCCATAGCCAAATAAATCATGATTGCTTTTAGTCACGTTCTTTTCTTTGATTAGGTAGAGGGCTTTCAGGAATGAATTGCTTTGATTAACTGACTGTGCTACGGCTGTACTTTGTTTGTCATATCCACATCCGCCAATACTTCCTGAGTTATAATGTTCGCAGCCTTCAGAGGTGCATACTCTTGCTTCAGCGTTTGGATTATTACCCCACATCCGGCTCTTTTTCCATTCTATTGATATGGTAATACTTTCCAGTTCAGGGGCATTTTCTACGGCTCTTAAACGAGACATTTGAGCCGATAAGTATTTGCCTGTTTCTTTTTGTTTGCGGTCAATAAGGTAATTTATAAGCTCCCGTAATTCCCATGATTTTGCTTTTTTACCTTTTGGGAAGAGGTCATTATATTGCCATGCAGATAATATGCTTTGAGTGTCTTTTTTACTATTTAGTTCCCCTACAAATTCATTAAAGCGGGTTATCTTTTCGGCTCTAAGAGCGGCAAAAAGGTTTACAAAAATAGTAGTAGCTGTTGTTTGTGTTGTAGTAGTCATAACAAAAGTGATTTAAATGAGAGTGATTAAATAGTCCGGGGGATTTTCTACCCTTTTCCCCCCTGATTGCTTCGATAATGTAAAGGTAAGGTGAAAAATATACGTATCCAAATATTTCAGTGATTATTTTTAGTTAATTAGTTTTATTTGATAAATGTCAATTATTAGCCGTTGTTAAGAGATACAGATTACTTTGATACTGGTATCTGTTAGTTTTCGGGTGGTAAATGATTTCTGTGTCTTGCCTCCAAGATCATGCACATACTTACGGAAGGCTTTGAGATTATCCACTGATATTATTTGATGTTGTCCTTGTTTCATTGACAAGACCAATTTACGAGCGGTTAAATAATCGTCGCTTGCTGCTGGCTGTTTACGAATAAAATCTTTCATGTGTCAAATATACGTATCTTTTAGAATAATCCACCACCATCAACCGTCAATGGTTCGCCTAATCTAACAGCTTCTTTAAGTGCCTTCCATACTATCTTATCGAATATTCGAGGCTTGGCAAAGACCAATACCTCTTTAGCTTTGGTTGTCGTTAGTGTCTCATGTTCAATTACAATAGTATGCACAGTGCGTAATTTGCCGGGGATAGTTGATATGGAATAAGATAGTTTCATGGTTAATAATTAATCGGTGTATGACATTTTACCACAAGCACAGGACGGATTAGTTTCAGCCGTACATCTCGCATGATATATTGGAACGCTAAAGCAATAATGCGATAGTTGTTTGGCTACTGATTGCTTGCTGTTACTATTGTGCCATCCCTTGCGCGGTTCGGCTCCCTCCTTCAACTCATTACAACGTGGGCAATCATCGTGCTGCGAAGGCTTGCCGAATGCCATAGTGCAGCTATCATTATGCTTTGTGCCAGTATGCTTACACATATTTTAGTATTTATTTGTTTAAAAATGCAGCCACTTCCTGAGCATGGCGTGTGCTATCAGCGATATTATTTACAACGCCATTACAATAGCTATCCAATGGGCTGTGAGAGCCACAAGATACAAGGCTCAGAATAGTAGTAATAACAAATATGCCTATGATAACAATTCTCACAGCCTTCTCAATTGGGTGTGTTGATTTCATGATGATGTGTTTTGCCGTCAAACCCCGCTTTGATGGAGCGGGGCGACGTACTGCCTGAAACTGTCAGGAACAGGATAGCTATTTATATTTACCTTGTAATCCATGCTCTTTGCATATTTCAACACCAATAGGTGTTAGCCATACAGTATCATCTTTACCGCTGCCGTTGCTACCAACCAGTCCTTTTTGAGATAATGAACTTACTACACCACTACGGGCTTTGCCTTTTACAGTACAATTGATACTCCATGACCAAATTGGATCGCCAAGATCGTCACCATAGTCTGAATTGTTAATACCTTCTAATACTAATTTTTCTAAGTCGGTTAAATTAATTGTTGACATAATTGACAGTTTAAAATGAGTGATTGAACTAATAACACCACAAACATAAGGTATAAAATATACGTATCCAAATATATCTTTGCTTTTCTTTAAAATATTGACATTTATCAAGCTAATACCTCCCCCATATACAGGTTATCAGAATAAATGCTTTATCATACCCACCTACCAGCCAACAAACCGCATTCAGACCTCAATATCTCCCCAATACAGGCAGATAAGGCTAATCCCCTACGATACCAGCCATTCACAATCAAAGGCTAATCAATCGCTTTGCTTTCAAT